GCCCTTGAAGCCCGGCGTAGGAATCCGCGGAGAGAAATACCTCGTCTATCCGCAGCGACCGCAGCTCCTCGGCGACCCAATCATCGACCAACTCGGGATCCAGCCCGCCGGCAAACCTGGCAGGGTACCGCTCATGCCTGAGCATCTCAAACACCCGGGCCATGTGGTCCCTCCCGGTCTGAAGGAAATTGTTATCCTGGATGACATTGCCCGGCTGAATTTTGAGGAGCCTGATCTTCCCCTCCATCTTCGGGACAAGGCACCAGGGGCAGCGGTTATTGCAGCCCCGGCTGGTGAAGTTGATACCCCGCTTGACATAAAGGCCAGGGGTGAAGTCACCATCAGGCCCCGATATCGCGGGGCCCCCGATACGGACCTTGGGGTAGTACTGGCCCCACGCATCCTTCAACCATTTCGCCACTTCAATATCCCAAGTAAATACTGCACTCACGGAGATGTCAACAGCTTGATCAAATGGAGGACGAAACAAGGGAGGCTCACCAATAAATGCCCATTCATCTATAGGTGTGAGGCGGGTCCTTCTTGGGAATACCCGAATGTGACCCTCATTCATCCGATTAACCTTAATTGAGATTGACCCATATTATGCTTCTTTAGATTGCATTGGGAACAACTAACCGCTACATTGTCTTTGCTGTGTTTACCATCCTTTGATAGTGGGAGAAGGTGGTCGAGATGCCAGTTGTTAGGCTTTACCTTCCTCCCGCAAAGGTGACATCTCCCTTTGTCACGTTCAAAAATCTCTGCTCTGGTAAACACCTCAACAGTAACAGCCTTCTTCTCGGCACGTCTTCGGGCATTCCTGTCTCTGCACTCATCTTGGTGATTGGCATACCATTTCTCGCGCTGTCTCTTGACCATTTCCGGGTGAGTTCTATACCATATCCGGCTCCAACGCCTTTGCTTTTCAGAATTTCTTTGATAACGGTCATGGTCTTGTCTTTTTACCTCATCGGGATGCTCTTTGCGCCAGAGTTTCCTCCGTCGATTAGAAGATGAGTTAACCAGACCCCGATGAGCCTTTTGCCAAGCGGCCACCTGAGCTTTCCAATATTCAGTGTGCTCAACATACCATTCGTGTGATGCTACCTTTTGTCGATTTTTATTCCTAGCATAATAAGCAGCAGAATCTAAATGTATACAGGCTTTACACCGACTTTGAAATCCATCACTTGCCTTAGATTTCCTGTGGAAATCAGAGGTCGTTTTTCTCTTCCCACATTTGCTACACTGTTTAGTATCTATGGTTGTTTCTCGTAGAAGAAGATGATGCCGCCCATGTGGAGCTGCTCCATATCCCCCGCCGGCACTTCGAGCGTCGCTGTGATCTTCTTACCTATCGCCTGCATGCTTGTAACCTTGCCCCTGAGAACCGGAGCCACCTCTCTCTCTGGATACGGGAATATCAGGTCCAGCCCTTGCTCCCTGTGTTCCTCATGTTCCTCAACAGTAGTAGACTCAACCTCCACTCTGCGGCCTCTTTTCTTCTTTCTGGGCTTGGGGATTTTCCATCTCTTCTTTATCAAGTCATTCAGGCTGGTAGGCGGCATGGGCTGGCCAAGTCTCAGAGTGCAGAGCTTCGCCGCCTGCGATATGCTGCCCCCGGCCTCCTGATAACACTCAAGAATCAGCTCTCTGTTTTCTTCATAAAACTGGTGTCTCTCCGCTTTCTGGTCGGCAGTCAATGCCATGTCTTCCTCCTCTCCATGGAGTGCCACAGCCTGCACAGTCCAGGAATTAAGGAATTCGTCTCGGGCATCACAGTATTTGCAGACCCCTTTTGAGGTGGCTCCCGGGTTAGGGTCACAGATGAAGTGATGCGCACCAGTGGGTGAATTGGGGCACTTCGTCTGGTCTGGCATACTTCTCTGAGAAGCTGCCTCATTTTAGCACGAAGGTCAATCACAGCGGATACTCCTGCCTTAGAATCAAACTGCACCGCCTCTCTCTGCATAACATGGGTAATGCTGCCCTTTCGCTGGCTTTCCGGGCTAGGTTGTCCTTACAGAAGACAGCGGCCCCCGCTCTCTTGGCTGCCACCAGGATCTCCTGCATGGCTTTGTTGCTCGGACGGACTGTGGGGTTGGTCTGGGCGCCTATGACTGCCCACCGGATGTTGTGAGACAGGAAGTCACCTGAAAGAACTCCGACTTCCTCCAAGAGGGGCTCGAAGCTGATGAATTTAACCCCGGCTTGGACAAAATTCAAGTAGTGAATGGCATTGGAATACTCCTTCCGGTTGGTGGCTGTCATACCGACCCAGGAGTTCGGCGGAAATGGGGAATACTCCACCAGGTTATAGCCACATTTAGTCAAGAGGATGAAAGTATGTTGTTTTGCAGCCCTTACAACATCCAGGATAGTCAAAATGTGCGCCGGAGGCACACCGTGCCCGAACAGGTCCGACATATTGCAGAGAAAGATCCTGGTGGGTTTCTTGAGATGCTTGATCTCCTCCAGTCTTTCGGGCCACCAGCGGATGGCATACGGGTCGCCCGGATCCCCGGCGATGACCCTTTTGTTCGCCAGGTACAGCTTTTTCAGCCGGCCATTCGCCAGCTTCCAGCCGTAGCAGTATGGACAGCGCCGGAGACAACCCGTTAGGGGATTGAGCGTCTTCTCTGCATATTCGATATTGGTGTCATTCATCTTTACCTCAATTCAGGGACCAGCCACCCCTTTGGTGGCAGCATCGCCGGCCCTTCCTGCGCTTCAACCTGGAAGCGGCCACGCTCTCCCCAGGACACGTAGAAATGGACATTCTGAGGGATTTCCCACCGGGTATCCCGCTTCACATCCATATATGGGTGAAGATCCAGCGCCCATCGCACCCCGTCGATGATCGCCACATCCACTACTTTCTTTCCGTGTATCCCCCATATGTCCTGGCGGTAAACGCTGAGCCGCGACCATTCATTCTCATCCAGAAGCACCGACACGCATCCCCAGCCACCGCAGACGTTGGACACACGGAAAGCGCGACCTTTCACCTGGCATCCGGTCTTCTCCCAGCCACCCCGTCCGTCGCTGGCATCATAATAAACCACAACACTTTTCCCATAAAGAGACTCCGCCCACCTGTAGGAATCTTCCTTCCGGGCCAGCCGCCTCTCGGCTTTGGTCATACCTTCGAGCACCTTTTGCCTGATCTCCTCTTCGTTCTCGAAATCGATCCGGTTGGCGCAGCGCCGGCAACACTTCAGCCTCACAGTCGTCTCTGGAGACAGGCGTGCTTCCCGATCGAAAAGCTGGAAGGTTTCCTTCTGACAGACCGGGCAGAGAACGCCTTCAATGATGGCCACAGTCATTCTGTACGCCTTAGAAAACGGGTAGGGATCCAGACATACTTATTGTTCCGTTCCACCAGACTCACGCCTGAACTGAGAAGCCACTGGCTTGCCTTTGGCGGGTCGCTAGGGTTTCCGCTGCGGTCCTTATACCTCTTTGCCTGCGGTCTTTTGAAGAGGATACAGGACGGATCCTCACAGAAGAGGAGAAAGAGCTGCGGATTCCAGCTATCCTGCCCCAGCTCCCGGCCGCATTTGCTACAGCTGACTTTACTCATCCGGAATCGTCATCTCCTTCAGCATACGAGTGAATTCTCTGATGCACTGGGTTACAGCATTTGCATCCAGATACATCAGGGTTTCTTGCCCAGTTTTGTCTCTCAGCCAGATCGAGGGATGCGATTTGTCTGAAGTATCGCCGATTTTGATAGCTGTATCACAATCCTTTTTCCCGCATGCGCATTGAATAATTGGCATAATTCTCCCTCTATACCTCAGATTTGAGTTTCTCCCTCAGTTCGATCATCCTGGTTGCAAATTCAGCCATGTGCCTCCCAAGGCTTGCTATACCCTGCAAGTCCCAAATGTCCATAGTGTCCGCTCTCAACTGTCTGATCTGCTGCGATACCTCGCTATTATGTGACCACGTATTGTCATTCGGATTCCAGGTGATACCCAGCATCGCCAGTTCTTCAGCAAATCGCTGTGCCTGGCTCTTCATATTCCTGGCTTCCAAAACTTCTTTCTGCATCTCCGCAAACCGCTCTTGTAGGTGCTTAGAGACAACTGGAGCTAGTTCCTTGCGACGGTCAGCGTCTTCAACCCACGTTCTGATTAGGGTCAGCCTATCTGGTGTAGGAGCCTTCATGGTATCTTTGACTATCTGAGTGCGGCACATGACTACATAGCAAAGTAAGAGCGTGAATTTTTCTGCATCTGGCTCATGCCTTTCCGCTCTCAACTTGGTGTGGATCGTGCCCGATTTGGTGATATATTTCAATCCGATTCCCTTCGGCAGGTCTACTGATTTGATAATGCTTGGTGGGCTGACGAAATAGAACGCATGGCATAAAGGCAAATACTGAGGCCATTTTTGGTCTTTCTCAAAATCCGCCCGGCTTACCTTAACTTCATACCCGATGGCGGTCAAAGGTGACCATGTGCGGAGCAAGGCCCAAGCATCGAGCAGCGCCAGGCCAGTGCTTGACCAAGTGGGGCCATTCTTGCACTCATCGACGAACACATCCTTGGTATGATGCCTTGCCAAAGCTCCCTTGATATCCAGGGCAGTCGGGGGCCAATTCATCAAGCCTTCCCTTTGAAACCGATACACCATTTCAACGCATCACTGTCGACGATGCACCCATAATGTTCGCATATCGTATGTTGAGCAATAGGAAAGACCTTGTTCTCAGGGGTATCACGGCATCGGGAGCACTCCCTGCACCTGACGATATCCTTGAAGCAGAAATGGAAAAACCAAAGACGAACACGCCACATAGTCACCTCAATTCCTATTCTGTAACATTCTCATGGCAGTCAGATTTGCTTGTTCGCTGCGGGCAGAGCCACTGCGTTATGTTGATAGCCATTCTTCTCTTGCTTCCTGGAAGCGCCGGGCGATATCGTCCAGATCCTCCTTCTTGAAATTAGTGACCCTCTCTTCTTGCAATTTATCCCACCACTTCTGACACTGCTTGGCCAGAGGGCACTCTTTAAGGTAATTCTTGGGCCCATTTTCAAGACAGCAGCGATCGAAGATCTCGGCTGCTTCCTGGATATCTGGGTCGATGGGGAAAACTGTGGTATAAGCCATAGTCTAAAGTCTTTTCAACACAAGCTCTTCTTCATTCTCGTCAATCATCCGGCCAGTGGGGACGAAACCAAGACCAGTCAGCATCTTCTTGGCGATCGGGTTACCAAGGTGGCATGCGCCGTAGATATCGGCAGTTCTTCCCAGCAGGTTTATCAATGCCTCTCCAGCCAACCTGCCATACCCTTTCCCCTGAAACCTCACGTCTATCATCCACCTGTTCCACCACAATTTGTAATCAGCCTCATCAAATCCCCACATGAGAAATCCCACCATCAGTGGCCCTGCTTTCCCCTCCTCAATATAGATACACATAGGCCTCCACCAGGGCTCTACCTTGGCTTGGGCCAGCGAATAGAGGTTCGATGACAGAAACGGGCGTTGGTAGTCATTCACCTTTAAGCGTATGCACTCACTCCAGTTATCTCGATCGACAGGTTTCAGCGTGATCACATTACCTCCTCAGCTCCACACCTGATTACAATAAGCATCTTCACAAGGCAAGGGTTTAGCTTCCAGACCATGCCCCTTCATAAGACCAACATTATGAGTCCAGGGACCAATACACCCCTGGCCCTTATGGCCAACCACTGGCGTCCGGGGGTGAGCCGGGCCTGCGATAGGCAGAATGTAGATCTCAAGTTCTTCCCCGCAATGACAGCGCCCCGTGGTCTTTGATATATAAACGTGCACTAGCCCAAATTCCTTTATCCTCTCGAGGAACTGGGCTTCATCCCTGCTCTGACCACGAAATTCAGGAGGGTGCTCTGTTTCACACCAGTCGCACTTCATAGATGGACCTCAAACAACCCCAAGGCCCCCCTGTAGGGGATCACCTTTTCATAGGCAAACGGATCGGAGAGAACCAGGCCATAAGGACCGAAGAACCAGGGGCTGCTGCTCTCGGATATGCAGTCCACTATGTCAACTTCACCAACAAGCTCACCCTGGCAAACAGGGACTTTCAGTAAAAGCATCTCCGGGAACACAGACTCGTCAATATGGAGAGCCTGGCGGTATTTCCACAGCCATTCAAATCCGCGCTGGTCCCAAGACTTCGCCCGGTGGACATGGATACGGCCCCTGTACTTCGTCGGCCATTTCCGATTCTCGACATTCTTGAACGGAGGGTGCAGAATCACCATGTCCCAGGGTCTCGAGAAGGATAAAGCCCTCATTTTTCTCCCCAATCCTTTCCAGACGGAAACCCATTTATGCGATAGCCCTCCCCCTCGGTGTACTCCACAAGTCCCCAGAGCTCGAGGTTCGTATCCATCATGGCCGATCTCGGTGAGTACCCAAAGGCTACCATGACATCTGAACCCCTCTGGAAGACCTGGCCGTGGATATCACGGGCGATATCAGTCAGTTCCTCTCTAGTCGCTACTTTGCGCCTCGTCGTTCTCTTCCGGTAAGAGCTGGCGGGGGTTTGTTTCAACGCTAACTTATTCTGCTGCCGGCAAGTTTTCGAATCACCAGAGCAGGTCCCTCCGTCCAACATACAGCCCAGGAGTTTGCAGTCAGCCATACTTTCTCTTCAGGCGGCTCAGTCGTGCTGGTTTCTTCCGCGACGCTGGCTCCGCAATAACCCGGGAGGCCTCCGCCGCTATCTGCGACGCAGACCATGTAGGGTGAAGGTTAAGCAAGTCCTCCAGTACAGGCATCATCTCTCTCTGCTTTTTCATGCCACCTCCTCATGTTTGCGGGGCTTTCTGATCGACGAAATACTTCCAGAAATAGGCCGCTCTGGTTATCCAGGATGTCCTCTGTTGGGGGCCTTCGGTGTATTCATTGATGCTCCTACCAGTGGACAGAAAAGCCAAAAAGGGTAAAGTCAGAAATGTGCCCGCCAGGAGTCTGCTCCCCGGTTCGCCTGAACAAAAACCACTCAAAGCCCTTGTGGCGAGGTTGTTCCTTGGGCAAGGTGGCTGGCTCTTCCGGTCGCCTCATACTCCTTGTTTTCTTGATCATCTCGTCGTGGTGTTCGCCCCACATATGCTTAAAGATAACACCCCTCGGGGCCTTTCTGGGTGGCTTGTAGTCACAGAACCAGCAGTGCATAATACCCTCCTTTACTTAATTCCACCTTGCTGAGTGGAGTTTCCGCAGCCAGTCGGGTGCCTCGATGAATTCAAACTCCCCGGGCTTGACCCCCAGCCTGGAGCCATCCGGAAAGATGATACTCACCGCACCGTTCCGATTGGACTCCGCCTCATACTCTTCACCCGGGTTGGCTACATGCTTATCCGCGAAAACATCAGGCAGGTCCGGCCTCACGGTCTTGGTTATCCTCACCCGGATAGGTTCGGCACTCTTTTCAGTGCAAAGCGATATCATTGCCTTGACGTTCGATATCCGGAGCTTGATTATTTCGGGCATGGCTTCGTTGACGGTGCTGTACTTCGTTGTTATGGTCTCGACATGAATCACACCCTCGCAGATGCCACAGCGCCGTTGAATGGCATTGCTCTTGAATTCATTCTCGCCCTTGGCTATCACCTCCTTCTCCGTTGTGGTCTCCGTGTCCCACACGAAAGCTATCACGGTATGGTGTAGCTGGCAGAGCCATCGAGTCAGGTTAATCATTCCTTCTTCACCATCTCCGTGCCCTCGGAATCGTAGAGATTCGGAGGCCCAAGGTGGTATGAGATGTCCCAAATGCGGCAAGCTCCTGTTTACGGAGCAGGAGGTGACTCAAGGCCTGGGCTGCCAGGAGTGCCGGGCTGAGGTCGACAAATATATTGCCAGCCTGTTCGGAAAGGTTCAGGTCTAGCATCTTCTTTTCTTCATCAGTGAATAGAGAGTCGTCCACTCCTCTATCTAACTCTTTGTGCGAGAGTAAAAAGGCTTTCTCTTCCTCGCTAAGTTGATTGACCAGTAAGTCTACGGGCGTTTTCTTTCTCCCAAATAGCTTCATATAGATCCATCCTTGCCCCCGAATATCATGGGCTCCCCGCCTGTAAAAGGCGGCTTGATGCCTTTCGCGAAGAGAGTCTGACCTGCAACACAGCGCCCTCAGGATATAACTTGACCAGTGCATCATGAAGCTCAGTCTCCGCATCATCCAGCTTCTTTTGCAGCTCCGGCAGCTTTTGCCGCAGGCTCTCATCCATGGGTCACCTCCATCAGCTCTCGGCACTTCTCATTGACTTCCCCCAGGGATGGGATATAACGCCACTCATACAGGCATTGCCTATCATGGTCAAGAAGATAAACAGGATCTGGCTTGTCTGGCGGCAGCCGCCATTCTAGAGACCAGCCTTTGTTCAGAGCCTCAATAGGCAGGAATCCAGTTAGGTCATCTTCAGAAGCCAGGTCGGATTTCTTCGTCTTGAGAAACGTTAAATTGTGCCCTGATATTAAGATCATGAGCCTCCTATCTGACAGGTCGATAACCCTGACCAAAACGGTGCGGGCCCTTCGGGTTGTGATACCAGCAGTAGCCGTATCCGTCTACTTCAATTACCGCTTTCTGGGCGCAGAACCTCTTTTTGCCATGCCTGGTCGTGGTGGCGTGGCAGCCGCGCAGACCCATGGGCTGGCATAACACTTGCTTGTTGATGCTCATTGGGCGTTCTCCGGCTTTGCCAGTCTGAGGTCATCACCCAACCCGGCTTCTATGGCTTTGTGAAGAACAGAACGCCTGAAGTAGACCTCAAGTTGCCGCTCGTCATATCCCACTACTACAAGGTCGAAGAGTGTCTTTAGAAGGTCAAGGAAATCCTTGAGGGCAATCAGGTCGGGAAAGTTATACAGGAAGGTGCTTTCAATATCATTCCCCGAACCACCTAGCTTCCTAGTGGGACCAGTCTGCTGAGGGGCGAGGATATTCTCGTGCCGCTGGAAGCTAACCGGGAGGTATATCCAGATCCTTACACCATCAGCGTCAGTGCTCCTAACTGTGAGCTCGATGGCTTGTACTCGAGGTTGTCTATTCATGTCTCCCTCCATGCCGGCAGGAACGGATGGACTTCAAATACCCGCTTGTCCAGGTCGCTCAAGACGGCAGCCAGCTTGTTGGTAGAGCCTTCCCGGGTAATGAACTTGGTGGCTGTGTACGCCATGGTCATGTCACTGCCGCCCTTATGCCGCAGGAAGGTCTTTATTTGAACCTCACCGAAATGCTGCTCCAGACAAGTATTCAGCGTGCGCCGGATGCTGTGGAAGCCCACCCTCGGATAATGGACCAGCCCCGCCTTGTCTTCGATCTTGTACCACAGGATAGCCAGGCTGCTCCGGGAGATCTTCCGGCTGAAGTCATATCCCTCCAGATAGGGCACTATCTCTTCAGGAATGAGATGGCTGCGGGCGCGCCCATGTTTCAGGGTCGCTACATATATAGTACGGTCCTTGATTTTGAATTCCTCAGGAGTGAGGGCCAGAAGCTCTCCGCGGCGGAGTCCATAGGTAGAGCTCAAGGCCAGAAAAGCCTGCTCTTCCGGGCTGCCCTTTTGTCTGACTGCCAGGATGATCTCATTCACCAGGCCAGGGTCGAGGGCAGGGTGCTGTTTCTTGTCTTCAGCCTGTGAGGGGGCTTCCCCTTTGCCGAAAGGCCATTCGAGGTGATTGCGGTTGAAGAAGGCCCGCAGGATGGACCAGATCGTTCCCAGGGAGCCATCACCGTAGCCCCTCTTGAGCTTGATGAAATAGGCCTGAATCTTCGCGCGGACCGCATCCTCATCCTGGAAATTAGCTTCGGTTTTGAAGTCACTGCCCTCGCAGTACTCCAGGAAGGCTTGCACCCATTTCAGGTATTGGGTTCGATTGTAGCCCTTGGAGGCCAGCCGGCTCTCATAGTGGTCGTAGAGCTTCTGGAGATAGTCATTCATGATAATGTTATCCTTTCATCCGGGGGAAGATTGGCCTGGAGCAAAGAAGTAGATGATGCTAAAGATAACGAAGATGAGGGCCATGGCGAGAAGAGCCAGCAGGGTGGCCTTGGCCCAGTGCTTGGCGTTGTCGGAGAGCTTCAACTGCTTCTTCATCATGGCACAAGCCGCCAGAAGAGAACCAGAATCCCGAAGGTGGCTGCCAATGTCGTTACTACCACGATGGCGGCCAGCAGAAAGCGTTTCATCTTGTCGTTCCCCGTCATTTCTTGAAGCTCCGGCAGCGTTTCACTGTCGAGGGGTCGACGATCTTCCCGTCGCAGGTAAGGGCTGTGACATCCACTGGCCGTGTGCCGTAGACAATACCTTGCTGGGCCGGCCAGGAGACAGTATTGAGCAGGTGATATCGGGCACACTGCCTACAAGTATGCAGACCCAGCAGCCCGAGAATCCAGTTCGTCATATTCTTCTCCTCATGCTGGTGATAACAGCTTCTCTTTCTCGCTGAGCAGCTGTGCGAGCTTGCCCAGAAGAGCCACCAGCTTTTCATTATCCCAATCGACCGCATCCGCCTCCAACATTGAAATGACCTGGTTGACATAGAAGCTCTGGTGGAGGCCTCCGGCTGCCTCCTGATATCTCATCTGTTCCTTCGTCAGGTCCATGCCGGCCAAGTGGCTTGTGGACAGTTTCAACGCCACGGATTGCCCGCCCCGGGTGGCTGTTCTCTCCGCCTTTAATAAAGCGATTTTCTCTGCCGTTAAGCCCAGGGCCTTCGAAATCTGGGCGATCGGGTATTTGGCTTTCTCCAGCATGATGACACACTTGGTCTTGTCCTGCATGGTGAGGATCCTGCCATGGTGAGAGTTGGCCTCAGCCGCTTCGAGTATCATCTGATTCTTGTCCTTATAGACCTGGGTGACCACTGGAACCTTGACATTATCTCCGAAAACTCTGCGGTATGCCCGGCTCCGGTGGACACCATCCACAATGAGAAACGTTCTTGTCTTGTGCCCGGCGACCTGCCCGACTTTCAGAGGGGGCACCTGGTTCCCCGCCCTGAGCGCCTCCGCGATGGCAGCCACATTGTAATCATCGACCTGCGTTCGCGGATAAATGTCGAAATCTTCGACTAGCCTGGCCACCGATACCATCTGCTGCATAAACACCCCCTTAAATTAGACCTTACCTTACCGCACCCAACCTCGCCCGGCCCCACCGTGCCACCAGAATGAAATCATGATGAAATCCCTTACCAAACCTCACCGTACCGGACCTGACCCGACCTCACCTCATCTAGCCCTGCCAAACCCGACCGAGCCTATCATTCAGCAAATCCTCACCAGACCTTGCCTGACCCCACCAGGCCCGACATCACCTGACCAGGCCAGACCCGACCACAGGTCAATGAAATCCTCACCTTACCTGACCCAACCAAACTTCGCCATGCCTGGCCTCACCGAACCACACCGAAGTCTCAAGATTCCTTACCTAACCCCACACCCAACGCGACCGTACCTAGCCTTCACCTATACCAGAATGAATTCCTCACCTTACCCCACCACACCGTACCGAGCTCTACCGGGCCACACCCTACCAGGCCTCACCGCAACTCTGGGTCAATGAAATTCCTCACCAAACCTTACCACGCCACAGCTCGCCGCACCTAACCTAGCCTCACCAGACCTCACCCCACCGAAGATCAATGAAATCCTCACCTTGCCTTACCGCGCCTCACCTTACCGCACCCAACCTCGCCTGGATATCATTCAATCTTCATCTCGACAAGTTCAAAACGTCCGAACCAACCGGATTTTTGCGGGCGGAAATCCAAAAGCCCGGCGATAGAGCCAGCATCCTTGACCATAGCCTCTATGGTCTCCTGCTCAAGATTGGCGAAATAAGGAAACACGCACTCTAGCATCCAGGGAAATATCAACGGCCTTCCTCTAATAATTCCGGACCGTTGAACCACCACTCTTCGGGCATCCACCGTGTAATCCTTTATCGTCAGAGGCTTGCCTTTCTCGTTCAGGAGAGGGAAATTCGGCTCTCCAAGGAGAATCGAGGCGGCCAGTGTAACCCCCGCAGATCCGCGCCGGCCTGACGGCCCCTTCACAGTATAGCCCCTGCCCGCTGCCAGAATACTTGCCCTGACCGCCGCTGCAGGAACATAGAGCGTTTTTTTGTCAGGCATGATGTACAGTCTTTCCTTAGCTTGATCCTCCGGACCTGACAGCTTGGGTTTCCCTTTTGCAGAAGTGGGCGTCGGAACCATTGCCGTTGGACTATTCATTAAAAGCCCCGGCGCCAGACCCTTGAGTGTCAACTTCAATTCCATGTTTAACCCCCCTTTATTGTGAAATTCCTTACCTTACCTCACCATGCCAAACCAAACCATGCCCAGCCGCCCACACCGCACCTAGCCATACCCCACCCGACCCAAAACTTTGCTATTGTAGGCATAATTATCATAGTTTGTCAATAGCCTTTTGATACGATATCTATTGACAGCACCAAATGATGGGGTGGTATAATAGCGACTTGTGCTGTTCAAAATCACCGTCAACAAAATCGCAGGAACCGGCTATTTCCCCAGACAGCTCATCGCCCAGGGTTTCCATGGTGAACTAAATCTCGTCGTTGGTCCGCTTGCCGCCATTATGATTAAACCGGGCACAACCAAAGAGAAGGCCATCGAAAGCCTCGAGCTCACCATCGCCGCCCTTAAACTGTCGGAGGGTGAGGGCTGGGAGCCGGCGCAAGCGGAGCCTGTTGAAGCTCCAACTTCATAATCCAAATCTTCAATAAGGGGGGAAGGTCCTATGTCACCTATTGATGGTTTCTCTAACCTTGTCCGTCTTGAGCGCATCGATAGAATCCGCCTCGGTATCAGAGTCCAGAATCCCCGTCTCCCAGATGATCCCACCGCGACCATTCCCAAAGCCGTCGATTACCTCGTCTGCCCAGAAGCAGTCCGGAAGGTCTATGGGGAAAAGCCCACCGCGATCTACCCCATTATGTTCCCCAGCAACAATGATCTTGAGTGGCTGAGCCAGTATTACAGGTGCTACGGGCTGACCTATGGGCTGACCTGCTTCGGAGACGGGATAATTGCCAAGCAGAAGGTAGATGTGGACACAGGCGCTATGGCAGACCGGAATACCGTTGAAGGCCATTGGGTATGGAAAGACGGGCTTACCTGCAATCCGGAGAGATGCGAACAGTTCTTGAAAAAGAGGTGCCGGCCTATCATGCGGCTCCAATTTATGCTGCCCGAGGTGCCCGGCCTGGGCGTTTATGAAGTCGCGACGACATCCTACCATTCACGCATAAACATCCAGTCTCAAATCGCTATGGTGAGGATTATGGCCGAGCGGGTAACCGGCGTTCGCCAGATCGCCATGATTCCTTTTACATTAGCAATAGGGCCCCAGGAAGTGAACCCGCCCGGGCAGAAGAGAAAGACCGTCTGGATCATGCATCTGAAGAATGAACTCAAGCTGGGTGATTTGCTGCGCATAATCGCTAACCCCAGCAGGCAATTCCTGCTTGAGCAACCTGTAGCTCAGACAGCGGAAGAAGCTGTTAAGGAAGAGGTACCCGGCGATCTTCGGGGCAGCTTCGGTGATGAAGACGAGCCGCCTGTTGAAGAGTTCCAGGATACGAAAACAGGGGCAACAAGCAGCGAAGGGAAGAAAACACCAACAACCGCTCCCAAGAGGACAAGAAGGGATGAGAAGAAACGGCTACCGGGCGGAGCTGCGTCGACAGACCAACATCCCCCTGGGCCGGCTGCCACAGCACTCGAGGAGGCTGCCAAGAGGCAACAGGCTGGGGCAGTAGGTGAACCCCTGAAGGAGATCGACCTCTTTATGCTGGCCAAGGATCTGCTCGGCGAGGGGAGTTGGGAGGCCTTCGTTCTCCCCAAGATGATGCAGCTCTTCGGTCACACTGACTACAAACAGATGGACCTCTCCCAGACCATACTCCTCAAGCATGCCATTGAAGATGAGGGGAAGAGGCGGGCTGAGGAAAAGAAGAAGCCCCCAGAGACTGCGCCGGCGTCCCAGGTAGATGGGGCGCTTCAACCCGGCACTGCTGGCCAGATAAACACCACCCCAGCTAGTCCTGAGGAAAAGCGAGAGATTGTGGTAGCGTTGCGAAATATAGGTAAAAACGACTCAGATATCAAGAAACTCTTCCAGGAGGTAACCGGCAAGGCAGGTCAATGGAACAAGGGCGATATCGCCAAAATGCGAGACCACATTGCCAAAAGCTCGGTTGAGGCCGAGGCGTTGAAATTCCTAGAAGAGTAATGTAATGGCTCGGAAGTCCAATGGCAGCGGGCCCCATCCTGTTCCCTACGACGAGCTGGCTGAGATGTCGGTCATCGGGGCTTTCATGATGGATCCTGACACCGTTGATGAGGTCTCCAAAATCCTTCGCATGGAGGACTTCCATGATGATAGGTGCCGCTCACTCTTCGAAGCGAGTTTACGCTTGAGGTACAGGGGAGAGGAGATAACTCAGATCACCCTGGCCAAAGAGGTATCGGACGGGGTGCAGATCTCTTACCTTTCCCACATTATGGCCAATACCTTGAGTTCTGTCCATGCCAGGACACATGCCGAGACAATCCTTGACCTCTCGCTGCGCCGGCAGGTAATCAGCGCCCTGACGGACATCTTCCCCAAAATCTATGACCCTGGCTCTACCTTGGCTCCCCTGCTCGATAGGATCAGCCTGCTTGTCTCCAGTGTCCAAGCCCGCCATGAGATCCCGTCCCGGGTGGTGACCTTCACTAATCCTATCATCAGTCTCACCGAGCCACCCCTCTACACTATCCATGCGTCCGGCATGGGGAGGGAGGCAGATATTCAATTCAAAACCGAGCATCTGGACAACAAAAGGGAGTTCAAGAGAAGGATACGAGAGTCCCTACATTTTGTCCCGGACCTGCCCCCAGGATTCGACCTCTTCATCTCTAACCTGATAGCAAATGCAAAGCAGACCGCTACACCTCCCGATACGAAGAAGGAAGATCAGATACTCACTGCTGTGAAGGAGTGGTTTGCCGCAGCTAAGGAGGCAGAGTCTCCGGATGACCTGGTCCGGGGCTATGTGGAAAAGCGGGGATATCGCTGGTTCCAGTCCAGCAAGCTCCACCGCTACCTCACAGACCAGTACAAGATGATTATGACCAGGGGAGAGCTCTGGGAAGGGCTCAAGAAGCATGGGGCTGAGAGGAGCGAGTCGATAAGGGTAGGCACGGAATCATTCAGGTTGTGGGGGTTGCCAATCCCACTATTCTCCACAGATGAAGATATTTCATGGCTGGAGGACTGATGTACCAGACTGGAAATTTCTTACCACATCTACCACAATCCACCAAAATTCCCTATATACGCGTAGGCGGATTTTTGCTACCACATTTACCACAGCCCAAAAATGCAATGAGTAACTGTGGTACTTTGTGTAAAGGTAAGCAACCACACTACCACATGCTACCACAAATCCACGCTCAAAGTGTGGTAGATATTTTCGCACCTACCATGCGTAAACAAACACAGGTGTGGTAAATGTGGTACGCCAGATTTTGGATATTGTACCGAAAAATATTCTCGCGCGTATATAGTAAAATTGCCACAACTTAAAAAAGGGGGCGGGATGGCAAAGATCAAGGTTTGGGGCCCACCGGGTACCGGCAAGACGACCCAGCTGATCAACTGGGTGGCAGACCATGTGGCTCAGGGGGTGGCTCCGGAAGCCGTTATGTTTACCACTTTCACTAAGGCGGCCGCGGGAGAAGCTGCCGGCAGGATCCGGGGGAAGCTGGAGATATCCGGGCCTTTCACCTACTTCTCCACGGAGCACTCGATAGCCTTTCGTCTCCTGGGGCTTCATCGAAACCAGGTTTTCACCGACAGGAAGCTACAGGAGTTCGGGAAGCCTTATGGCTACAAATTCTCCGTGGATACGCGGGAGTCCATGGAGTCCCGGTATCACGAACAGATGTTGAAGACGCTGGCGGAGTACTATGAATTCTTCGTCGGCTACATGCAGAGCACAATGCAGCCCTTCCCTGATGCTTATAATCATTTCCTGGAGACCAATGTTGAGGGGCTGCCGGCGGACTGGTCCAGGCGCGGACTGGAGACCTATATCGATCGAAGGAGCAGGTACAAAGCAGAGAACCACCTGTGGGACTTCGACGATTTCTTGTATGGTGTGCTGGAGAAGCACCTTATCCCGCCGATCAAGGTTATGGTCCTGGACGAGGCACAGGACTGTAGCCCGCTCCTCTGGGAGGTGGCTAAACTCTGGATGTCAGGAGCACAACAGGTCTATGTGGCGGGAGACCCCAACCAGGCAATCTACAGTTTTGCTGGCTGCCGGCCAGAGCTCTTCAATGATTTCCCGGCAGACGAGCAGGTAAATCTCAAGCTGACCCATCGGCATGGGCTCCGGATAAAGGACTATACCCTTGAGATCCTGCGCCGTGCCCATCTCCAGGTACCCGACTTCCTGCAGGCGGTTGATTCCGATGGGATAGTGGGCAGTGATTCTTTTGCCCGGGTAGACGGGCGGCAGGAGACCTTTATCCTGGCCCGGACCCGGTATCTCTGTAAGGAGATCGGCCTAAGTCTGTTTACGCGGGGGATACCCTTCACAGCAGAAAGAGGAGAGAGAGGCCCCCTGGGTACCAACAAGGCCAGCGCCTACTATGCCATGCTGAAGGTGAGGGCAGGCGAAAAGGTATCGACCTCGGAGTTGCGCCACATAGTTCAGTTCATGAAGGTCTCCAAAAACCCCTTTATCAGGCGGGGAACCAAGACTCATGTAAACAAGCTCGTGGAAGGCGAATGGGGGCAGGCTCCCATGATGGAGATGGGCTTCCACCCGGATATATTCAGAGCTGAACCCTATGACGTATTGAAGATGGAGATTGAGCCCGGTGAGATCAACTATCTGGCCAAGGTCTATAAGAACTATGGCGCCGAGCCTTTCGAGCAGGGCCCGAAGGTTATTGTTACTACCGGCCATGGATCCAAGGGCAGAGAGAAAGAAGTGGTGTTTGTTGTGCCCGACATGACCATCAGGGTGTGGGCGGGCTTCGGCCATAACCCGGAGCCGGAACACCTCCTGGCCTATGTGGAAGCAAGCAGGGCCAGGAGTGTGCTGCACATCTGCTCCCCGATGGACCTGAAGTTCTATCCGTTTCCCAAGACCAACGGGAGGAATAATTGAGCAAAGTAATAGAGCTGCACCAGAAGATTTTCAAGGCCGCTGAACTCCTTTCCAAGCCGATGGCGGGAGATCTCCGGGAGAAGTTGCTGGCGAAAGATGCGAAGCTCTGGGCAGAGCTGGGCCAGGCAGAGGGTGAAATACTGCTGGCTAATCCTCGAGCATGTGTCCTGGAGCTTTACTCTTCCTGTGATAAAGCGGCGAAGGGGGGCGTTTGCCTGGCTTGCTACCGTGACAGGATTCTGCACGATAACACCGGCTGGCCGATACTGTACCGGGAGGGATTGAGGATAATCAGCAGCGAGGTGTTGCATAAGGCTGCCAGTTTTTCACCCGAGAGACGGGTGGCCTATATCAATGAGATGCGGCGCCGGTTTCATAACGACCCTTTGGATTTCTACAACTGGTGGCAAGAACAGGTAGTACAGAAGGAGTTGTTTTAGCCTTGAGCGTGATTGGATGGTAGCTGACATCAAGTTCAAGGTGGATATCGTTTCAGGAGACTATATCTGCCCTTGCGGGAGAAAGTTCCCCTGTTTCTATACTCGAAAAGGGGGATTTGCTGAACGCAGGACATACAGCCGAAAGATAACAGGGGCGGCTAACTTCTACAGGCACCTCAGGGCATGCCAAAGTGGGGCAATAGGATGATGGATCTGACCAGGAACAGCACTAAGGGTCCGCATCTCAGCGACGTGCTGCGCCGAGGTAGTAGTCTTATTGCCCCACTTGCATGTAGCGGAAAGTAAGCGATAAGTAGCGGTATATAGCGATGGTAGCTAAGAAGAAGTCATTTCCCCGGATTCTCTTCAGGGTGTGTCCGGAGTGTGACCCCGGGTTGTTTGGTATCTTAGGTCATTTTGTGAATCGAAAGGTTGAGCCGGTGAGTGATGAGAAGACGCCCATACTCTACCCTTACTGCGACTGCTGCCACAAGCAGTCTACCCGGTGGTTTCTGATAACAGTGCCAGAATAGGAGGCCCGATGTTCGAGCAATATCTGAAGCAGATCGAAGAGGAGATGAGGACCCTGGCTGCCACCGTCAAGGCATCCGAGTTCGGCTACGGCAACAGGGTGGGGAAGGCCAAATTCTCCACGGAGTCAGAGAAAGATCCGGAGAAGAAGCGGAACCAGCAGATTGTCTGCAACTATCTGGAGAACTGCCACCGCCGGCTTACTGCCGCCAGGCAGATCCTGGACCAGTCGGCGGTCTTGATTGCGCAGGAAGGCGAAGACCTCCTGGTGGTGACCAAGATCGACGAGAGAACCAGGGCGCTGATCGAGCTGGCGGAGAAGAACGGCGGAGTGGTTGTCGGGGTCGTTAAAGCCCAGGCCGGAGAGGACGAGCCACCATTTTGAGCAGGCTTGACCAGGCGGAAAATTTCCTGGCCCGCAAACTCAGCCATCAGGGGCTGTTCACCTATCAGCAGCTCATGGCGGAAGGGCACTTCCAGTTCTGGGAGCTGATGGAGGCCTGGTACCGGATGTGGGTCAAGGGCACCCGACCAGTTGAGGGCAGGGTCGACTGGTTTTGCCCGACAGGTGTTCCTGAAGGAGAAGAGCTGAAATTGAGAGGCAGGAAGGAGTTCTCCCGCGTAGAGCCCAGGCCGTATCTACCGACCTGGATGAGATATCAGAGAGAATGAGCCAGATCCAAAATCAAGGAGCGTAGGTGAGAATGCCTCGATGGGTGATGAAAACTCCTGAGCAGCGGTTTTGGGAGAAGGTCGGGCCTCATACTGACCCGGATGCCTGCTGGCTGTGGCAGGGAGCTACAATTACGGTTCATGGTTTGAGATATGGGCGATTTGGAATTGGCCCGGCTAATCACCACAAGACAGTCTTGGCCCATCGCTTTTCTTATGAGCTTCTAGTTGGACCTATCCCCGAAGGTCTTACCCTAGACCATGTAAAGGCAAGGGGTTGCACAAACACCTTATGCGTGAATCCAGGGCATCTGGAACCTGTCACAAACAAAGTCAACATTCTTCGTGGCGTTGGTATGAGTGCTTTGAACTCCCAAAAGGCGGCTTGCCTGAGAGGTCATCCTTTCGATGCAGAGAATACATACATAGGGGTTGGTGTGTACGGCAGTCGAAGGCAATGCCGTGCCTGCGGTAGAATTAGAGACAGAGCACGACGTCAGAAGGCAAGGTCTGATGGGTCTCTATAGCAGAGAAAAGGGGAAGAGGGGCGAGCGAGAGATAGTCCGCCTTATCCCCGGCGCCAAGAGGACCTGGCAGACGGTTGGTTCATCGAAAGGTATTGTCGACGACGCCTGGCCCGGGGCGGTCTGCCAGACCAAGAACTGCACGATAGGTGGGACGGTTATCGCCGACAACCTGGGCCTCCTGCAGGAGGCAGCTCCGGATTCCAAGCATTATGTGATTTATAAGGCCAAACGTGGTACCTGGATCATCTGCATGACTCTTGATCAGTGGTCTAAGGAGGTCGAAGGAGTGCTGGGGATAAAGTGCCTTTTCAAGGATGCGGTATATAGGAACACCGACTTCTACTCTCAGAACTGCCAGGTCTGCCCGCAGCTCCCGAAAGCCCTTGTCAGAAACGGGACTCTGACCTGTGAGCACTTGAAGATCATCCAGAAGCAGCGGGCCAAGAAGGGACTCGATGAGAAAGAGAAGCTCGTGGTTGGCCGGCCAGGGAGCGTGCCTGTACTGCAATGAGCGTAAGCGGACGGTTGCAGCAAATGCTGGAGCTTTTCATGTCCGGCACAACGGACACAAACAGCATAGCTGTAGCAATGAATCTAACCCCCAATACTGTCAGGGCTTACTTCTGCAGAACCATGAAGAAATATAACGTAAACAACAGGGCAGAGCTGATGGCCAAACTTCTAAAGACTGACGAGGTTACAACCATTTCAGTCAAACCTGACGTCTTCAAGTGGTTGCAGAGCCGTCAGGAAAGTCAAAAGGCTATCGCGGAGCCTGCTCCGGGTCCACGAGGCACAGCTGCTCGGCAGACTAAGGCTAAAAAGGCGCACTCTTCCCGTATTCTGGCGGAACGCTGGATCAAAGCATGCGAGGAAAAGAACAACTGCGACCTCTGCCGTGAGGGGAAAGCATGTCGGGCGCTCTACGATACGTTAATATAATTGGAGAAGGCCCGGCAGCCGCCCCGCCAGGCCTTCTCAAACCTTAGCCACACATGGGCATTGGTGTCACTTGAATACGCTGTATCGCTGAGAGTATTCCGTCCTCACCTGGATGGCCCCCGCTGCGACCTGTTCCAGATCATCGACCTCTTTGATCCCCTTGATATGATGCCGGAGGTCCCGCAGGAGAGGCAATACCCAGGTGGCCAGCTCTTTCTCCTCCGGGCCCAGGGCAGCGGTCTTATCGGGCGCCAGGTCTATCCTTTCACAAATGTTCAGCTCGTCTGTGGCGATCGCCAGGCGTTTCTGCACCTCCGGGTTCTTCGTACCGCTCTCGCGGGCGAAACGCATGGCCTCATTCAAAGCCCCGACGATGGTGGAGAGATGGTCCTCTGTGCACTGGAGGCATGCGGTGCCTTTCTCCGGAGTCGCGGGAGCCGCAGGTGTCGGCACTTGACGGTTAATAAGAGGCTGGCCGATCGATTCAAGATCTGTGGCTATCTGAGTCAGGTCCGTCTCCATCCTCGAGACGGCAGCACCGAGAACCTCAAGAGGCTTGTTGAGGATCTTACCAAGTTCCGGTACGGCAGGCGGTGTTATTCTTGGCGGACTAGGAAATTCCATTTAATCACCCCTTCAGCGCAAGTTCGAGATCATCTGTCAGTTGTCCCAGACGGTCGGCAGTAGCCAGGGCTTCTTTCATGCCGGCGACCCGGGCCGCCCTGGTAGGAGCATCCTGAGTCGGGCCCCCGCTGGTAATGGCCGTCTCAGCGAGATTCTTGATATCCTTTCTCAACCCGGACAGCTCCTCTATGCCTTTCCCGCCCATTTTATCTATGACGCCCAGGGCAGTCACTCCGTCCCGGGGCCTGGCGAGTTCCGTTCGCACTTCTTGAAGCTGTGTCAGGATAGCCTGGTTCTGCTGCCTGAGGGCCTCCATTCTGTCATTCTGTATCTGGTCTTTCAAGGCCTGGTTCTCAGCCCTGGCCGCCTTGACATCTTCCTTCATTTCAGCCATCTGTGCCATTATCACTGGATCCGGCCCCGTTGGCTGCGGATTCATGTTCCTGATTGTATTCACGAAGGTTACAGGGTCTGCCATCCATGCCGGCTGCCCTCCCCCCTGGTTGCGATTCCTGGCGATTTCGTCCACCTTGGCGATGGCATCAAAGACATCATCTGTGCCAGTTTTTGCGTCCGGTTTGAGACCGAGGGACTGTTTGATAGTTTCCACTCTACTAAGCTGTTCTGCCATAATATCAACAGGGTCCGCTGGATTCCCTTCCTGCATGTGGCGAGTGAAGTCATGGGCAGTTGCCCAGGCTGCTGCCGGATTAGCTTTAACCCAGGCTGACTTGGGATTGGGTGTGTACTGTTGTGTCTCAGCATTGAATTCCACGATAGGCTCAGCGCCCTGGCCGCCCTGATCACGCATTTCCCTGATGGCAGCCTTGGCCTCCGCGAGGGTCATCCCTGCCTCGTTTTGCCTGCTGGGGCGCAGCTTGGGATTGCCTGCACCGTCATCCTCAACTATCCATCTCAGGCCTCCGGAGCTGTTGCGTACAGTAGCCTCCGGCGCACTTTGATCATGCACTATAAACTGTTGAGTCAGCTCTTTGGGGACCTTGATTCCGATTGACCTGGCCCAGAAGTTGATGATGCGCCGGCGCAGGTGAACATTCGAGATGCCCATATCCCAGAGATTCTCGTACAGCCTGGGCAGGTCCTTGAGATTTTCCTGGGAGCAGTACACCGTTATGGGCTTGATAAACTCGTCAGAAACCCCCATGTCGCGCAACAGGTTCTCAAAGGCAGTGGTCTCGTTGGGCATGGGCTTCTCGGTCTCGGTAGGTGGCGGCTCGCTCCCACCGTCCAAGCCTGAATCCATCTCCAGACTTGGGCGTCTCCCCGGCAGCGGGGGATGTTCACTGCCGCCGGTCTCTATTTCCGTTGGATTTGCGAGGTCGACGCCGGCAGTTGCAGCTGGTTTCCGTTGGGATTTGCGATGTGCTGTTTTCCTTGTTTTTTTGTTGGCCATTATGCCACCTCCCGAAGATGTTGTTCAAAATATTCGAGCCTCTTTCTTCCGTTTCTGGTGAGGCTCCAGTCCAAATGCACCGGGCCGAATTCCTTTTGCATGACGAAGTTGGTGTCCGATCTGACCAGCCCCATATCCCTCATACGTTCCAGCCGTCTGACTGCTGTGTTATATGATATGCCCAGGGCGGAGGCGACGCCATCTGCGGTGACTACCCGCCATTGCCCAATGTAACGCAGCGTTTCCAGACGCTCGTGGGTCATCTGTAGCCTTGTGCTCTGCGGCCTTCGTCCACCAGATACTGAAGCCCCAGGTTAATGAAGAGGTTCATTACGTTGTGTACCGAGGGCTCATCTATCTTCTTCAGGAGAAATGCCTGCTGCGCCGCAGTCTTCAGAATTTTACGGTACTTTTCGGGCATTTCCACAGTCAAACGATAGACTTCCGATGGGACATCTGCTGCCGGGGTTTCAGGCTGGGTTTCAGTAGTGTTTTCTATTGTCATAAATCGGATTATAAAACGTGCGCATTGCGTTGTAAATAGAGCGCGAGGCAGTGCGCGTTTGGGGCATTTACAACGTAAGAAACGTGCGCATATAATCAAGAACGTGAAAAAAATCGCGGTCTGGAGCCAGAAGGGCGGGGTCGGGAAAAGCACCGTTACGGCACTTCTGGGGCTGGCATTACGCGATATGGGGCACAGGGTCGGATTTCTGGATATCGACCTGAGCGGCAGTACACTTCACAAGGCGTTGGGGCTCTCGGAACCCCCACGCATCAAAACATCAACGGAACAACGCAAGCTCATTCCTCCGGAAATCAACGGATATTATCTGTTCTCGATTTGTGCTCATTTTGGCGAAGCTAATTCCGTCATGTGGAAGGGTGAGACGGGCACCGTTGAGATCCCCGATGAAGTGATGGAGAAGGTGCAGAACTGGCTGAAGGCCAATCAGGACATCGTACAGAAATGCAAAGAGTTTCTCGAGAAGAATCCCGACGTACATTCTTCCTTCGAGATCGTTCAGGAAGCCGATGTGTATAACCATCAGGCCTGGTACCTGAAACAAACGTATGTTTCCAACAGGGCTTCAATCATCCGTCAACTCTTATCGGAACAGGTGCAGTGGCCCGATGACACGGAGATTCTTCTGGCGGATATGCCGCCATCAACTGCATCCGAAGTTTTCTCGTTTTTTGAGCACCTAAGTGGACTGCTAGGTGTGATTATAGTCTCCCAACCGTCAGAAATCTCGGCACTCGGCATGAGGAGAACCGTCGACTTTTTGAGGCTCGAGGAAGTGCCCATAATCGGTCTTCTCTCGATGATGGACGGCTATTTGTGCCCGAGCTGCGGGAGGGTGAGCCACCAGCTGCTTTCCCCCAAGCTAGCTATGGGAAAAGAGGCCAGGGATTGCGGGATCCCGTTTCTGATGTCCATTCCCCAGACCCCGGACATGAACGCATTGAAACCGTATTTTACAAAACTGGCGCAGGATATTTTGACAGCCAAGCCGGTTACACTCCGGAGAGAATCAAGGGGGCAGAGGGTCAAGAGGGGAATAACTAAAATGGGCGGGAGAGTTATAGCCAAACTCACTTAAAGGAGGGTATATGGCTGGCCTTGTTGCAGATCTACTCGCGCGAGCGGAAAAACGGCAGGCTTCCCTGATGCAGCGGCTGCCGGCAGAGATCAAAGAAAAGCTGAAGTCCGCGGAGGGGCGGGCCGCTGAACTCAAAGTACTGGGGGAAGAAGGAGGCCTTTTCTACCTCAAATACTACGAGGGAAAGCTGCACCTTCTCGAAGAACCGTGTGAAGTGCGGAACAAGATCCTGATGCACGAAGATACGTTCTTCGACCTTGTTGACGGTGTGATAACCCCGAGGGCGGCAAAGGCGCACCGGCTTATCATGGTCAGCGGTACGGAGGAACTCTACGATACCGAAGAGCTGATGCAGGCTATAGAAGACTGGCTCAAGGAAATCAAAAAGATGCTGCATTTAGGGAGATGAGAATGAGCTACGTACACGAATTGCCATACGTTGCCCTGATACTCCTCGGAGTTCTCACGTCCTTGTATCTGGCCAATCTCTTCTATGACTATAAAGTGCCGCAGTATATCAGCAGGAAAATAGGTCACCTGGGGGGTTGTCTTGGATTTCTTCTGATGCCTTTCCTGTTCCATAATTTCTGGTGGCCATTTATTCTGACAGCCGGATTCACAATCCTGTTACTTTATGCCAGGGTTTTCCGCCCTGGTCTTTTCCGTGGTGTGGGTGGCTCCGGGAGATTAGATGCTCTAGCCGAAATACATTTCCCAGCCACCGGAGCTGTTCTCATCGGCGTTCTCTGGGGGATATACCACGAACCCTGGTTGGCAATAGTTCCTCTGACGTTCATGGGGGGAGGGGATGCGATAACGGGGCTCATCCGTAGCCGTGTCTATGGGAGAGAAGTCAAAGGATTGTGGGGCAGCGTGGGTATGGTGGTAACCTGTCTCTTGCTCGCATACTTCATCCAACCCTACTGGATTGGCGCTGTCGGGGCCATTACTGCTGTGCTTGCAGAAAGATTCACGAAAACTACAAGATATATCGATGATAATTTCTCCATACCCCTTGCGAGTGCTTTGGTAATGGCACTATGTAAGCTAATATGACAACTGTAATGCGTGAGGTAACCTGCACTACGTGTGGCAAGCAATTTCAGAAAGCTTCCTGGCTAGTACGTGAGCACAACTTTTGTTCGAATCCCTGCCGCCTAGTTTGGTTTGGCTCTCTTCCTCAAGATTATCAGACCATTGTGAAGAATTTCAGCAAGAATTGGGTTAAGAAAGAACCCAGAATCATCTCTTGTGCTAAATGTGGCAAAACCCTCCCAGTGAAGGAACCGGGGTTGCGGCGTACCCGGAAATTCTGCTCCCGGAAATGCTCAGATCATAGAAATAGGAGGGTAGCCCGCATTTGCCTGAATTGTGGGAGGGATTTCAGAGTTCCAAGGTCAGCTATGACTACTAAGGGGACAGGTGAATATTGTTCCTCGAAGTGCTGGACAAGTTCTAGGGCATATCGACAATTAAGGGCTGAATCAAATAGGGCATTGATTAAGCCAACGAAGCTGGAGAAGAACCTGGAGGTACTGCTGGAGAGGGACTATCCAGGCGAATGGGAATACACTGGTGATGGCAAGGTTATTATTGATGGGATGATCCCTGATTTCTTCAATAAAAATGGCCGCAAAATGGTGATTGAAGCCTTCGGACGCTATTGGCACGAAGGGAACAATCCAAAGTGGAGACGAACAGAGCTCGGTAGAATCATGGCTTATAATGCTCTTGGAATCAAATGCCTCGTTATTTGGGAGGAGGAACTGAAGGATGAGCCAAAAGTTACTGCCAAAATCAGGACTTTCGTTACTACAAAGAGCAAGAATCCACATAGTCATATTAAGTAGACCCTTTGCATTGCCAGCAGCCGGATGTGCCGTGGCCCTCGGTTGCATTCTCACCGGCGCTGCGGGCTGGCTGATTGCGTTAGCAATCGTCTGCTCTGGTCTATTGATGGCTGGGGAACACTCACTCAATACATTCTTTGACTATACTACAGGGATTGACCATATCGGCGATGATACCTCGAAGCCGAAGTCCTACACCAGCGGCAACCAGGTCATTGTGACTGGCTTGATGAAGCCAACTGAAGTTCTTGTCAATGCCCTCTGCTGGTTGGCTGCGTCTGCGGTAGTGGCTGCGATCATTGCTCACTATGCCTCAGCTTGGATTTGGCTGCCATGGGGGCTATCAGCTCTCTGTTCTCCGTTTTATTCCCTCGGTAAATTACATTATGCCTGCGAGACTGTGTTGGGTTTGGGCTTTGGGCCATTGGCATGTTGTCTTGGAGCTGCGGCCTCCAGCACATTTGTGTTCCACAATTTCGGCCCGGCTTTTATGGCAGGGCTAGTTTTCGGTTGGACGTTTGGGTTTGGCGCGGAATTCATCGACCAGGCGTTCGATGCGGATGTCAACTGGAGTTCCGGACTCCGCAACATGGGCGCCCTGGCCTGGAAGACGGGAGTCAACCCGGTGCTCTTTACGTGTACACTGCTGGGCTTTGCGTACATCATCCAGATAGCCCTTGTCATCGGCGGGTACCTAGCGCCGCTGACGCTCTCTACTCTGGCCCTCATGCCGCCGTTTATCTACTGCATCCTGGCGGTCTGCGAAACAAAGCCGGACGTCAAGCAGGCTGAGCTGAAATTCAACAACAAGGCGATTATGGCGGCAATGGGGGTGATGTTCCTGTGGATGCTGGCACTGGTCATCAGCCAGGCGGTGGCGAAATGAAGGAGGCCTAAATGAAGCCGGAAGAGATTTTTGAAAAGTACCAGAAGGATCCAGATTATATACTGAGCCCGGAAGAAATCAGGGGATTAGGCCGTGATGGTTTCAGAAAACTGATGGAGCTTCTTATAGAAACCCCAGAATTCAGGAAGGGTGTAGTGGATTACTATGTGGCTTTGGAAGATTATGCCCACGCATTTGACCAGCCGATGCCGAAAGCTCCGGGGGTATGATGATTGCAACCAGACCAGACCTGAACGGCTTTCCGGATACCCGGACTCCTGAAACTATTAAACGGCAGGAAGAGGCAGCCCCCCAACGCTCGGCGGCCTATTATCGGAAGCCGAAGAGGGCCAAGATCATCTCACTGGGTACCGCAGTCCCCAAGACATTTGTGACCCAGAAGGAAGCATATGATGCCCTGGGCTACACGTCTCAACGGGTCTGGAATATCTTCAAGAATTCCGGGATCGACCGGCGGCCGTGCTGGATTCATCCCAGCAAGCTGCGTAATATGACCTTTGAGCAGATGTGCCAGGAATATGAGGCGGGTGCTGTAAACCTGGGGCTGGAAGCCGCCTTACAGTGCATCGAAGGTTTAGAGATCCGTAAGGACATCGGCTCAATCACCTTTGCTACCACAACGCAACCCCGGCTGCTCTGCCCCTCTCTGAGTTACTTTTATTCGATGCTGCTGAAGCTGCCCTCTGATATTGAGCATACCGATATGATCGGAGGCGGGTGCGTTGGCGGAGCTCCGGCTATCCGCAGGGCCCATGACCATTTCATGCAGACGGGCTACCCCGCGCTGGTAATAACGGCGGAGATCTGCACCGCCACGTTCTACCCGGCTCCGGAGAAAGACCTGGAGAATACGGTGGCCAATGCCATTTTCAGCGACGGGGCCTGTGCCTGTTTGATCGGGCAGGATGACAACCCGAAGCACCCCTGGATCTGGGCTTTTGCCGAAGAGTTCGACCGCCGCTATATTGACTATCTTGGCTTTGACTGGGTGGACGGCCGGCTGAAGGTGAAGCTGGACAAGGATGTGCCGAAGGTGGCACCTGTGCTGGTCGAGAGGGTGGTAAACAGAATCCTGGAACAGGTCCCGGGGATGACGCTGCGCGACATCAAACACCTTATTATTCACCCGGGCGGGGTCAAAGTCCTGGACAATATCCGCGATCGCCTGAAGATCCCGGAGGAGAAGCTGGCTTACTCGAGGCAAATCCTGAGGCAGCAGGGTAACCAGAGTTCTGCTACCATTGCTTCAATCGGGCGCCTGGCGAAAGAGCAGGCCCAGCCGGGCGACTGGGGCCTGGTGCTCACAATGGGCGCCGGCTTCAAAACGTATGGAATTTTGCTCTACTGGGCTTGATATGGACGAGAAACGAGTTGTGCTGGTGGGGAGTGCCACCCAGTCTCTGGTTCACTTGCGGGAATTGATGGATCAATACCCAAAGGTGCCCGGGAAGTTGGTCTCGGACATCCCTATCCTGGATGCTGTCCCGGGCTTACCGCCTCCAGCTCCCGGAGGGCCGATTGTCTGCGTGCACTGTGGGCGAGGAGGTGGCACACTGATGAGGGTGGGCAAAAAGGGGAAGGATGCCCACTATAGCCATAAGGGCTGTGATAACCGACGATGAAAAAAAACAGTTGAAGAGCGGTTTTGGGAGAAAGTCGGGCCTCATACTGATCCTGATGCCTGCTGGCTCTGGCAGGCAGGTACTAGTAGTGGTAGGGGTGGGCTTAGGTATGGGATGTTTAAAGTTAATGGCAAGCATGTGTTGGCACACCGTTTTTCCTATGAACTCATGGTGGGGCCCATACCTGAAAGTTATACGCTAGATCATGTGAAGGCTAGAGGCTGCATAAATACCTTATGCGTGAATCCAGGGCATTTGGAGCCTGTTCCGCTTAAGATAAATCTTCTTCGTGGTCTTAGCCCGACTGCCTTGAATGCCAAGAAAACAGCTTGTAAGCATGGGCATCCTTTTGATGAAGAAAATACGTATGCCTGGCATGGTTATAGATTTTGCCGTGCCTGCCAAAAGCAACGGCGGCAATTTGCCTTGGCGGTTTAATAAGGAACTGTGGAGGTAATGATGAAGATTCTGGTGACAGGCGCATCGGGGCAGCTCGGGCAGGAAGTGGTACCGCGACTCATCGAGCGCGGTGATCTCGTGACTCTCATAGCCCGCGACGTGGATAAAACGAAGAAGCTCTTTCCGGATATGGATATCATCCATGGCGATATTGTGGAGAATCTGCTGGGAGTCAGAGAGGACGAGGCTAACGTCCGCAGATTTGACGCTCTTTACCACCTGGCGGCGGATATCAACCTGGGAACGAAGCACGAAGACCGGGTCTGGAAGACGAATTACGATGGCACTATTCATGTAATCGACTTCTGCAAACGCTATAACGTATCGCAACTTTTCTACGTTGGGACGGCGTACACCATAGGGCGCAATTCCTACGAGATCTCCAAGAAAGCGGCGGAGAAGGCGGTCGATGCCCAGACCTGGCTCTTCAAGGCTGTCTTCAAGCCGGGGGTGATCATCCCCTGCATGAATATCATCAAGCCTTCGATGGGCGCCCTCTACCAGTTTGCCCGGGGAATCTGCGCAGTCCATGAAAGGGCTGAGATTGTGAGGCGGGCCATCGAAGGTACGTTGCGTTTGCCTGTTCTGACACCGCAGTTCAGGGTCAAAGGCAATCCGGACGGGCATATCAACCTGGTCCCTGTCGACGCGGTGGCGGATTACATCGTCAAACAGCAGCTCGCCGGCAAATACTGGCTGACAAACCCCAAGCCTCCCACCATCCAGGAGGTCTGCAACTGGATGGGAGAGGCCATGTATGTCGATATCCAGGTCCACCCTGAGGATTTTAAGAAGTCGGCGATCGAAGCTGTATTCCACAGGCTGGCAGAGCCGTTCCTGCCCTACCTGGAAGGCAATGATTTCCCGAGTGACCTGATGGCCTGCCCGGAGATCGACCATAAATTCATTACGGGCTCCGTAGCGCAGAGCGTCATAGAGTAGGAGGTTTGCCATGATGCCGAAGATTTTTGATGGAGTTGGCAAGGCGCAGCAGCTGGTCCATGACCTGGCAGCGATAGACCAGAGGAAGCTCAAACAGATCGGCGAGATTCTGGACAAAGCCAAGGCCCTGACCTCCGGAGACCCCAAGTCTTTAGACAACGGCCTGGAGCTGGTGAGGCTGATCAGCTCGATGCCGATAGAGAAAATAAGGGCGGTCAGTCAAATGCTGGCGGACGCCAAGAAATTGTCGGAGAACCTTCCTCCTGAGATTATCGAACTCCTGCGGGAAGTCAGCAAAGACCAAAAATAAGCACAACCTCTTGACAACGTTTCTCCGATTCCGTTAGTTTTGAATTACCTTTTTGGGTTTCGGCATCTCTTTTTGGAGAAAATGTGCGGGAGGTGTTGTTATGTCTGCTCAAGTTGCTATGCCCACGGGTCTGGTCCGAATGATGACGAAGCTCCCTGCTATCCCCGGCGTTCCCAAGATTTTCCAGTCTGTTGAGTCTGTGCTTCCCAAATTCCTGCCCCGGATCTCGGACGTAATACCCAAATAAGGGGGGAGAATGGGTGCGATACGGATACCACCCCCTCCGATACCGAGCAAACTCCCGTTTGAGAGCACCTTAGGGAGGGCGGCGCTGAAGGTCTCCCGGAAACTTGACAGCTCTCCGCCTATCAAGGCGATCAACGCTGTTATGGACAAAGCGCCGTATCTTCCGGAGGCCGAGATGGGGACGCCATTCGGGAGTGTAACTCTGCCCGAACTGCGTCTGCCCCAGCTCAAAGCCCCTTCGATGACCCCGGGGCACAGCGCCGCGCTCAAAGCCTCCATAGGCCGGGACCTGGCTGACCTGCTTGAATTCGTGCCTGTGGTCGGCCCCATTATTGGCCAGAGGGTTGGCGATACCTACCTGGGGAAGATCAACGATTCGTTCACCCCTGAGGAATTCAAGACCTTTATGGGGTGGGACAAGAAAAGCCCTTTGAGTTCCATAGCGGTATTGCAGACGATCAGAAGGAAGTAGATGCAAGACATTCTCAATGTCAAAGACCAAATAGGGGAGGCTGGACTAAAAGTAAAGGCTGTCGCAGACAGTATTTATGCACAGCTCGGGCATTGGCCCAATGTTATATCCTCTCTGGGTGGCCCGGCCAACGACATCGATACAGCCCTGTATGACGTGGCTGATGCGCTCCTTACTGCGGCGAACAAGCTGAATGACCTCAACACCACTTTCGATAATCTAAACGGTGCAGTAGACACGAAAATTAACCAGTTACTGCAATGGGCATCTGATTCGCGGGCTCAAATAGCTGATGCACAGGCTAAAGCAGCCGCTGCGGTCCAAAGACTGAACGACCTCAAAAACAGAGTCGGAGATGACTACCAGGGCGTAGTGTCCATTGCCTCGGATTGGGCCACATTGAAGTCCAATCAGGCGCTAGCTGCCGCCAACCAGAATATGGGTACAGCCAGAGATGCCCTGCAGGGTCAGATAGATAGTGCGCGAGATGACCTTAACGGGGTTATGACAAGGCTAGACAACATCAAGAACAGGACTGGAGATGACTGGGCCAATATAAAAGCACAGATTGAGAGCACCTCTGTAGCTGAAAGACCCTTGTGGACAGATTATACAGATAGTGCACTAGCCCAAGCCAAGTCAGATGCCACCGACAAGGCCAATGCAGCTCTGGCGGCAGCCAACCAGAACATCAGTGATCTTGATGCCAAGATGGCAGACAAGATAAATAACTCAGATGGCAGAATCGGTGACCTCGAGAACGAATTCCCCCTGACTACGGCAGCACTGAACAAGAGAATCGATGATGCCAACCAGGCTTCTACGGATAAAGCGAACGCGGCCCTGGCTGCCGCGAACCAGAATATTGCTACGCTCCAGGACAAATTGACAGCTGATGAGAGTACGGTGAGTGACCTGAAGGCGAGAGTGTCAAAACTTGAAACTGAGATCAATAAGGTGGCTCCCATATTGGACAGGATACCTAAACTCTAGGGGGGATGAAGATGAATCCGTTAAAGACATTTGCCTCTCGGATTTCAAAAGTTGAGCAGGGCACTGCTCTTCCTCGGGTGTCCCCATTACTGCTCCGTGTGGCCGGTCAGCTTCCTGATCTGCCTACCGTTGGAAAGACCAGCATGATAACCGATATCCGGAAGATGCCGAAAAAGCGGTTGCCGACTCCCGGCATGATCAATGATATTTCCGAAATACGAGCAAATGTTGCTGCGGCAGCCCCTGAGATACAAACCCCTGAGGTAACAGAGGCCGCGCCCGAGCTGATAGAGTCGGTGCCTGAAGGTCTGCGTACTGCGGTGCCGGGCTTGAGCGCCTTCACCACAACGCATCTGACTCAGTCGGTAGATATGCAAGGGGCAAGAGGTAGCTTATAAAGGAGGCCGTCAACCTGTGGGTGAGGCCTGGGGGTGGGTGTGAAGTTGATGAGATATGGACTTAAACGCATTGTGGTATACGATCTCCAGCGTAGGAGGAGTTGCTGCCGGTGCCCTGACCACGGCATGGACATTCGGGAGACGGTATCAGGAGATTACGGATACGCAGAAAGCCCAGGGGAAGGTACAGAAGGACCAGGGTGATTCTCTCGATAAACTGTGGAGAGCGCATGAAAATCACAAGGCGGAAGTGGACAAAAGTTTAGTGGACATAGGCGGCCGGATGATAAAGGACCTGGCCGAAATCAAGGGGGCGCTAGCGGTGACAGATACACGGATAACCGCTCACCTTGAGAATTGCGTGACTCAAAAGGAACTGGCAGAGCCCCTGCAGGATATCTCGACCAGGTTGGGACGTATTGAGGGCGCTTTGAATATCCCTACAGAGTGAGGTAGAGATGGCTAAATACCTTGTCCAGGTAGACCCTATTCATCTTGCCGAGGTCAACATTTCTCTGACCAAGATGGGTATATTCCCTGCTCCTCTCGATTTCAATTTTGTGAAGGTGGATATCCAGCCTAACCAGGTAGCGGCGATAGAAGCTGTGCCTTATGTGCTCAACGTGAAACCGGAGCAGATACGGGCCATCCGCATCACCATGCCGGTAGATCAGAAGTTTTCCAAGTTCATCAACCTCTTCCTCTCCAACCCCATCACGGGGCCGGCGAAAGCCATGGCTTATGCCGCCTCCGACTCCTCGCACGAGAGGATCCCGACATCGGTGAGCGGGCAGATGGTGGGAGCGGACGTAGCTGCCGCGGACGGTATCACCGGCAAAGGTGTAAAAGTTGCAGTGCTCGATACCGGTACAGCCTTGGATTTCGCGGTCCAGGGATACTTCGGACATGGTAAATCATCGGTACCCGGCCAGCCTTTTATGTTCGATGAGGTCGGCCATGGTTGCATTGAGGGAGAAGCCTTTGTCTATACTACGTTCTGTGGCCTTGTGCGATTCCAAGACCTCTATGAGAATTTGAAGGTTCCAGAGGTCCAGAGTGAACTGGGATTTACCAAAATACCCGTAGATCCCACATGGACGATCGGCTTCAGAAAACCTGTAAGGGTCTTGGCTGTACACAAGATTCCTTTCGACGGCAAATTGATAAAAGTGAAAGCCGGGACATCTGAATTTGTGACAACTCCGTGGCATCCATTCAAAATCTATGAGCCACGGTGCAAAAGATACAGGGATGTGAGAGCTTCTGACCTGATTCAGTCCCATAGAAATTACGGTCTGGCTACGAATGAGCAGATCATCAATCTGCCTTTCGTACAGACTGTGAATACAGATCTGGCCTACTTGGCAGGGCTGTTCATAGCTGAGGGCTGTTTCCATCACAGTGCCGTGAACCTTTCTCTACACCATGACGAAGGGCCTGCTATTGAGACATATCTGAAGCAGCTCGGCTATCATTATTGTGCTTGGACTCCCAAAAAACGCAAGAAGAGTAGAAGCATTGAGGTATCAGGATTGAAAAGAGAGTTCATTGCGCTAGGTCTAAGACGGAAAGAGAATACCATACCGGAGAGGCTCTTAAAACAACCCACGAATGTACTCCTGGCAGTGCTGGCCGGGATCATAGATGGTGATGGTCATTTCGACCCTGATCGTGCTAGATGCAGGGTTAGCACTACTTCAAGGCAACTGGCACAGCAAATCGTTAGCCTGTTCGGTGTTCTAGGTTTTGGAGGACGGTTTACAAAACAGAAACCTTCTGGTAAAGGGAAGAAGGTTTGTTACCAAGTATCTGCTGTAGATGCAGGATTTACCCGGATGACCGAGGCGTTGATTCCCTACCTGAAGCTGAAAAGGCCTCTCTACACTGAAGTTCACAGAACAGCCCCTTACCTATTGCCCAAATCTGTTGAGGAGATAGACTTCAAGGGGTTCCTCTATGATTTCACCCTTGACCCAGAAAGCCCTTATTACCTTGCTGGTAAACAAGGTATGGCTTTTATCCACAATACCTGGTGTAACACCTGCATCGGCGGGAGGCCTTTTAAGGTTCTCGCCGGGCCTGCGCGAGGAGCGTTGCTCAAGGGCGGAGCTCCGGGAGCAGAGGTTCGTCCGTTCAAAGTCCTGGGCGGCGGGATCGGCGTAGGGATGGCAAGCTGGATACTGGCCGGCCTGATGAACGCTCTGCACTGGAAAGCCGATATCATCTCGATGTCTTTGGGAGGGGACGAACCCGATGATTACCTGAATGACCCGGAATGCCAGGCCATCACCGCCATGACGCAACTTGGGATCATCTGTTGTATCGCTGCCGGCAACAGCGGCCCTGGCCAGATGACTGTAGGAGGCCCCGGCTGTTCACCGGATGCGTTGACTGTCGGAGCTGTGGATATCCACGGAAACATAGCCAGCTTCTCCTCTCGAGGCCCCACGAAAGCCGGATTCATCAAGCCCGACGTGGTGGCTCCGGGTGTGGATATCCTTTCGACTTCCAACGGATATATCGCAGCCATGCAGCTTGGAGACGGACCTCCGCAGCTTGCCGCGATTTCCGGCACGTCAATGGCCACACCCCATGCCGCATACGTGACAGCCCTGGCGATCCAGTATGCCCGTAAAAAGGGGAAGGTCCTGACCACGGAGCATATCAAGGCTGCGATGTCGATATATGGCGATTATGCCTCAGCCAAGAGCAATGATTACGGTTGGGGACTTATAAATTATTCGCTTCTGAAAACGTATATCGACAATCAAATGTAACGTAAATTGAGCATACCCTATTGACAACGTAGGAAGCGTTCTAATAGTCTAATACCGTAATTCAATAACCGAATAAAAAAGGGTTGGGGAACAGCTAAAGCTGTTGGGTCCCCAACCCTTTTGCTTTAGCTGCTTCCCCCAAATATCACCGAAGGAGGTGTGGATATGGCAAAGGGACCTACATTACCGGATCTTCTCAAGGTTGCTGACGGACTTGCTGAAGGCGCGAAGGATGTTGCCGAAGGCTTTCTCGGTGCTGTCGACAGTGTTGCTGACGGGGCCAAAGATGTTGTGGTAGGCACTGCCGAAAGCGTCCTCGGCTCAGCGAAGTCAGCCGCCTCAGATGCGGTGAGCCAGGCCGGCGCCGACTTGTCAACAGCCAGAGACGCGGTGCAGGGTGCCATCGGTAATGCCAAGAATGGCGTTGATGGCGTCCGTCATGCTGTAAGTACCGCAGCTGAGGAGACGATCGGCAAAGTCCAGGGCGATATCCAAAAATGGATGCCCTAAGTATTTTGAGAAGGAGGACATATCCACATGGGTGTTCAAGCAGCTTTACTAAAGCCCGTCGTAATCCCGCAGAAGATTGAATCGATCCTGCCCAATGGAGCGCCCAGTATATCGGGCATCATGTCCAAGATCGCCGGCAAGGTACCTAACCTGGGAGGTACGGCAAGTATTTCAGGCCTGCGTTTGCCCAGGGTAGCCCCTATCGTCTCCAAGGTTGAGGAGAATATCCCCGGAGTGCCGAAGGTTTCTTCTCTGCTCGCGAAGGGGGAATCCACGGCCAACCTGAAGCTGAATCAGCTGACGGGACAGAAAGCTAAGGCTATAGGAGATGGGCTCAAGGTGAAAGAGAGTCCTGCTGAGTTAATAGCCGCCGCGCCTGAAGGTCTCCGTACTGCGGTGCCCGGCCTGAGTGCCTTCACCCAGGCTCATCTCACTCAGTCTGTGGCCATGCAGGGGGCAAGAGGCAGTCTCTAGGTAACAAGCGGCAGAGCCGCAGAAAATTAGGAAGAAGGAGGAACTTCAGAACAATGGCACTTATCTACACGTTTTGCAAGAATAACAATCTCATCCAGCAGGCGCCACCGGGCCCCAAGCCTTTCGACTGGTCTACAGTCAACAGTCCGCTGGGCTCCCTGGCATTCCTGAACGGCGGGTCCTTTAACTGGACAGCCGCCCTGATCGACTCCGGAAAAACGGCAGTCGCCCTCACCCTGATGGGGTTATCGCCTGATGAAGTCAACGCCGTCTGTTCCAAGCTGGACATGATCTTCCGCAATAAGGAGCAGGAGGACATTGCCATCATGATCGCCGAGGAGATCCTGAACATCCTGGCGACCATCGAAGCGGTGAAGTGGCAGACCCAGTCTTCATTCGGCGGCATCCTGGCCCAGGGCACCCAGCTCGATATCTGGCCGATGAGGCCGAAGGATGTCGGCGGGGTGCTGTTGAACCCACTGAAGACAGCTTCTCTAGGTCTTTATGGTGGCACTTCGGCGGGTGTGTTTGACTGGTTGACCACTGGTCTTACTGGTGGCACCAAGCCAACCAACGGCTATATCCCGTCGCAAACCATGTGGCAGTATGCCGGCATGATCCATCTCGGAGCCATCGAGAAGATCCAGGTCCCCAAGATCGAGGGTATTCAGTTCACCCTGGGCGGCACGGCTTCTCCTCCTCAGCCTTGTTCCCGGAACTACAAGAAGACCTGGGGCGTCGGCAGGGAGGTCTCGTTCACCCGCTTCGAGAAGCCCATCATCATCCCGCCTCTGAAGACCCAGCTGGTGGATGTGATGCCTGATGGCCCGGCAACGGCCACCAACGACACGGACTTCGAGATGATCTCTCTCATAGTCGCGCAGTCGCAGAATAAGTCGCTCTAGCCTGGGTTAGGGCAAGGAGGTATTGAGTATGCTGTTACAAAAGACAGTGACTCTAGGTTCTTCGTCTGGGCAAACTGGACTCGGTAGCGGAGCTTTTACTCAAGAGTTTGGCGAGTTTGTGAACATCGTTTCGGCGTTGGTGACTATCGCCAATCCCTTCAAGAGTTCCTATGAAGTGGCATGCTCTTGGGCTATTACCAACAACAATACCCTGGTTGTGACCGTGGACAAGGAGAATATCGGAAGTCCCGGAGCATGGGTAAATGCAACTACGTCCGACGTGCAAGGCTGTATTTGCACTATGACTGTGGATGGGGAGTAGGAGGCTACTATGCTTATGATGAAAGTAGCTACTGCTCTAACTGCTGGGGGACAGGTCGTCCAGGAGTTTGGCGAGTTTGTGCACATCAAGTCTGCACTAGTAGCTATCTGTAACAAATTTACCACCTCCACTCTGCTAGCAACCTCATGGTCCATATCCGGGAATGTGTTGACGGTAACTGTAGAGAAGAATGTCTATTCTGGCAGCTGGAGTGACTGGGAGCCAGCGACTACTGGTGATGTGGTCTACATTGCCATGCTGGTCGACGCAGAGTAAACCTTCACAACAGAATAATGCGCTGCCCTGGTAAGCCGGGGCAGCGCCCATCATAGCGTACTCTCGGGAGAAGAGAGAAGAAAACGGAGGAACGCAAATGATCATAGAACTTGCCAAGTTATTCGGCAAAGCAGACATTTCTGTACGCCCTGAGGATGTCCTCGCCAAGAAAGGCTCCTGGTTCAAATTCTCATCGTTGTTCCCCAACCAGGCCGGCTTCGCCTGGGCCTCTGGTCGCACCTTCGAGGTTGCGGCAGATCCGGTCCTGGTGAAGTTCCCGGTGGCTCTGAAGCTCCCGGGGTCAGACTACCAGCTCCTCGACCTGTCAAACCAGAATGTCCCCAATATGGCTTCCCCGCCGGGCATCTCCGGCACCCTGCAGGCTTATCCGGCCCAGACTGGCATCCTGTACGAGATAGCCATTGGCCTCCATAAGGGCAACTATTTCGTCCAGCTCTATGTGCCCAAGAGCCAGTATGTGTACACTGTGGGCTCGAACTCCATCTTCCCGGATATCACCAACCAGTACTACAGGTACCTCGGTGCCAAGAGGCCTGATGACAGCCCGGACAGAAGCCCGCTGTGGAAGTTGTACGCGATATACAGCCAGACGGCCTTCGTGCTGGCTCCCTTTGTCGATGGCGTAGACTTCGAAAAGGTGACCATCGACTTCTATATCAACAAGTGCCCGCTCAGAGAAGTGCTGGCCAAGTCGATGCAGGCCCAGGCGGCGGCGCTGGCACCGACCCAGACGCCAATGGGAGCCGTGATCCCGTCCGTCCCTGTCGGGGCGAAGGTGATCGACGACTCCAGGTGGGAACAGATGCAGGACAAAGCCACTCTCATCGAGTGGTACACCGAGATGCAATCGTTCTGATTTTGGATTACCGCGACGTGATCTACAATTTCACATTGGAGGTATGAGAGATGGCTACAGCGAGAACAGCAGCATTCGCAGTCGGAAACATTGTCACCCTGGCAACAGTTCCCTATGAGCGGAAGCTGAGGATGACTGATATCACTATTGACAATTCAGGCGGAAGTGCAGACCACATCATCTACTTCCGGGATGATGTCACCATTGACCCCTCGATAGGCACACCGGCAGGTTCATCCCAAACCCTTATAAGGGCCCAGTATTCTGTGCCAAAAGGCTTAATGGTGGTGATCAAGGCAGATGAGCTGAGGGAGAAGGAGTTTCTGGGAACTCTGAAATGCTATGCAGACTCAGCAGACGCTGGCTGCCTGACCGTTGTGGACTACGAGTACTTCTAAGGAGGCTACTGATGATAGGCGAACGTATTGCAGGAGAGAGAATTTACGGCCCAATGAACCTGGGGCCGAGTGGCTCCCTTGTAGCTCCTGGAGGGATACTCGGTGCAGTGAACATGCCAGGCACTATATGGTGTGTGAATGGAGCGACCGGCGGCAGTGATTCCTGGGCAGGCTACCCCTGGTCCAAGGCCTTCGCCACCATCACCAAAGCCCTGGCCGTGGCCAGTCCCTACGACATCATCCTGGTGGGAATTCAGTACGCGACTACCATTGAGGCTGGAACTCTTGTAGTGACCCAGAAGGGACTGAAGATACTGGGCAACATGTCCTCAGGCTTGACTTGGGGGCAGCCGACTATCAAGGGTGGCTTATCCGACAATATGGAGCTTATCAACATCAAGGCCGATTCAGTGGAGATTGCGGGCTTAGGCTTCCATCAGCTGGCGGCGAAGCTCTGTATCGGCGTGGCTGAGGATGCTTGGGGCTTGAATACCTGGAGGTCTCATGTCCACGATTGCTGCTTCGGCGGCAATGGGGTAGCAACCTATGGCGTCTATGCCGGCGGAGTGGGCAGTGATGCTCCTTGGACCATAGTTGAGGACTGCCGCTTTGATGACTTCGTGACCGTGGCTGTCCGCAACAACGGGGGCGGCTGCGTGACCAGAAGGAATATTATTCAGGTCCCGACCGGCGCCATCGGAATCCAGGATGTGCAGAACAGCTCCAGCCGGCCATACCGGAAGATCCTGAGCAATAAGGTATCTACCACCGATCCGGTCAACGGGGTGGGAATCCAAGTGGTGAATACTCCTAGCCCTGGCCAGCTGGTGATTGATGACAACCATCTGGTGGGCTTTGCTGATAATGCTCATGCCTGTGATGTCTGCGGCAGCGGAAAGGCCGGACTGATGGGCCTGAACTACTTCGGCATCACTGCATTACCCATCTCGTAAGGTGGTGAGATATGGTATTGGGGCTTAGAGACAAACTTCCGGAAGCTCCGTGGACTGAGTTACATGAGCTGGTCGAGGCCATCAAGCAGCTAGTTGCGGAGAGAGGCCCTACTGGAGGGCGTGCAGACCTGCTTAAGATCTTTGCCTCCTTAGGCATGCCTATAACCGGCCTCGTGCCTCTGGATTTCGGCATAGCCACAGGGGGAAGCCCCACAACTCTCAGGGATAGCTCCAAGTACTGGGGGGCTAATATCTGGCCCGGCGCTCACCTCCAGATGGACATTGGGGGCCAGAGGTATCCTGTCCTCATCAGTTCCAATACCAGTGACACGATTACTTTCCCGACTTTGCCAGGTGGCGTCCAGGTAGAACGGGGGACTCCTTATGTCATCGCCAATGCGAATATAGCCCTCGCGTTGGATGTTCCCCTGTCCACGAGGGCAAGCCAGGCAACTCTTCAGGCTGTACAAGCGACTTTAATCCTTATCCTGACTGCGATCGGTGGCCTGGTTCCTCCACCGAACCCCAGCTCGGGAGTGGCGTTCACAGTCACCTGCGTCGTCCCGAGTACTGCTTATCCCGTGCCCGCATTTGTCATACCGACCGGGTATAAAGTGCTGTTGCAAGGTCATCCCAACAACACCGGCATGTGTTATGTGGCCTTCGACAAGGTATCGGTCCTGGATCCCACCAAGAGCCGGACCCTGGTAGCCCGTGAGGATTTGAGCTTAGGTGTGGCTAATACGAACAGTATCTGGCTCTCGAGTAACGCGGCCAATCAAATAGTCTCCTTCATCGTGGAGCAAACGTAATGGCTGGCGGTTCGAGCGTAACTCCTCTCCTTGTAATTCCCGGAGCAGTGAATGATGCTGCTCCATCTGTATCAGGGTTTGTTACCAACTTACCCTCAGCGGTCAATGACTTCTATGATGGTAGTTTGCTCATATTTACCAGCGGAGCACTAGCCGGGCAATCCCATCAAGTAGATACTTACACCGGAGCTACTAAGGCTATGACGTTTGCGGCCTTAGATCGGTGGACATCTGCGCCGGCTAACGGAGACACCTTTGACCTTGCTTTCAGCCCAGGCAATTACCTCAAGAAGATGTTCGCGGCCATTGGTGACCCTAGTTCCGATCATCTAACAAGCATAGTGGCCAAGCTGGGGAATCCCAGCACAGACTTGGCCACATTGATCTCAGCAATCGGATCGCTGCTCACTGACCCGGGGTACGGTCTTGCAGAGTTGGCGACTCTGATTGGAGCCATACCTACAATCAATCATGCTCTGGGCTTCCTGGAGTTCTGGAATGCTACACCCGTTGCCAAGATCACCCTGCCGGACACCACTCCTGCGTCTTTGGCCTTGCCCGCTGTGGTCTTACCAGCTGGAGCCTTCCCAGCCGGCTTCACAGTGGTCCAATGTATTCCTCTGTTCAAGTTCGGGATGCGCCTCAACCTCGATGGGGCCAATATCAACGAGCTTAGCGGAGGTCAGTACATTCAGGTCCGCAAAGGCGGCGGGAGCTACATTACCTGCATCAACTGGGCCGATGCTCAGCTCTGGACAGACGTAGCAAGCCCGGGACCAGGCGACGTCAGAGTTGGCTTCGATCCCGGCAACATCACTGCCGCAGATACCTACCAGTTCCAGTGGCTTAATGCCATCATCACTGGCGTAGCCGGCCTGGAGCTCCACGACGTAGAGGTTGGTATCCGGATCTATCTGAAGGTCTAGATGTCGACCACCCCGGGGTCATCCAGTCTTAAAGAGGAAACATGCCAGTTATCACTATAGCCGCTGACCAACTCTACGACGTAGACTATGGTGGTCCATGGCAAAACTCCGGCTATGGCCTTGCTGTAGGAAGCATAGCATATTATGGAGTAGACAGATTTGGTTTCGGCTCTCATCACCCTCTCGGTGTTACCATTCCACTAGGGTCGACCATCAACAGCGCAATCTTAACTGTCACCTGTGGATATAGTAACGCTACCCCAACCAACTATATTAAGGCCCAGCTAGTCGCTTCACCTGGCCTAATAGCTGACCTTGCTGACTATATGGCCAGGAGAGGCCTTGTCCCTGGGGGGACAGTGGTTGATACAGGACTGGTAACCCTGGCCTTAGTAAATGTGGTAAGCCATACCTGGATAAACGGCGATAACCCCTTCGATGTAACCGCCATCATCCAGGAGCTCGTCAACGCCTTTTCGATAGACAATGTTGAGATGTTTGTGGATGACCACAATGAGAGATCGAACTGGATGAACTATGCTGCGATGAGCGGGGTTTCTCTCATGATAGATTACAGCCTGCCCGTTCCGCCGGCTCCTTCTGTGCTCTCAGTCACTCCGAACACCGGTATTCAGGGGGCTACTATCCTTGGGGTGGCTATTGGTGGAGCTCACTTCACTGGAGCCACTTCTGTGAGCTTCGGTGCCGGGATAACAGTAAGCGGCCTCGATGTGGTGGATGATTCTCATATCACGGTAGATATCGCTATAGCTTCTGGAGCGGTCCTGGGAGCGAGAGATGTCTCTGTCACCTCGCCGGATGGTACAGGAACTCTAACTGATGGCTTCACTGTGCTCACTGCTGCCCCGCTGCCCACATCAGCTACTCCCAACTCAGGCCACCAGGGAGCTACCATCGCCAGCGATGTCATAGCCGGCTCCAACTTCACCGGAGCCACGGTAGTGAGCTACGGAGCTGGCATCACCGTCAACAGCTTCACCGTAGATAACGACAACCAGATCACAGCGAATATCACTATTGCGAATGGGGCTGCTGTTGGCGCTCGGGATATCTCTGTCACCAACTCCTATGGCACCGGCACGCTGTTGGGCGGATTCACTATTCTCAGCGGAGTGCCTACGGTGACAACTCAGCCAGCAACTTCCGTAGGCAAAACAGTAGCCACCCTGAATGGGAATGTAACCGCTATCAATGACACTGTCATCACCAATGAGTGCTTTGTCTGGGATACATCACCTCACGGTGACCCGGGAGATGTAGCCCCAAGTCTTTCCGGATATCCTAACTGGTGCTCTAGCGGAGGAAGCTTTGGGACAGGACCTTTTTCTACGGGACTGAGTGGCCTGACTCCAGCTACCATCTATTACTACCGGGCTTACGCTCTGGGCAGCAATGGCCACTACGGGTATGGAGCGGAGGTCAGCGTCCATACTCTTGGGCTCACTACATTCTCCCTGCTTGGCTGGTTCACTGGAGCAAGCATTGGCGGGAACCAGAACATAGGGCAGTTCCAGGGCTCTATCTGGGTTGAAGATTCAGTTCCTCCTTCTGGCATCATCACCATCTCTGGCCAGCTCCAGAATGTCCGGCTTCAGCTAACAGATGACCCGGTGATGATTAGTACGCCTGTCACCTACACCCTCCGACGCAGCTATTTGGATGTAAACCATGTTATCCAGACTGTAGACCTTCTACACCTCGACTTCTACGCTAACGAAAAATACCATGAAGATCTGGCCACCCTTTGCGAAATACAAAAAGGAGACATACTCTCCTGGTACGTCCCCTGTGCACAGAATGGGCAATTCTCTTGGTCAGCTGACTTCACGCCTCTGACAGATGGCTACTTCCCCATGTCCCAAGGATATCTTCAGGCTTTCCCTCCAAGCTACAGTGGACTGCTTGGAGGCAGCGGTGGAACACTGGAACAATCCAAGACCACGATGGTCCATACTGGCCAGATGAAGTACTTCGCTGCCATGACAGGTTGGACTGGTGGAGGAAGTGATACTACCGACCTTACCCTGATGAAGAACGGAGTCAGTACCAGTGTCACCTTCCACGGTGTCCCTGTCGCCCAAGGCCATAACGACGTCTACTACGACGACACCACGGTAATTGACTTTGTACCTGGTGACCAGTTCTGGTGGGAAGCGACTGCGTCGGGAGGAAGCCCCCCAGGTTGGCCTTACTTTGGCTTCTGCTTCATCGGAATGGACTACGAGGTCTACCTCCTGACCAGGGGGATGCCGGGATTTAATACCATCCCCACTAGAGCGGAGATAGAAGTCAATGCCTGCAACATAAGCTGGGTAGATGCTTCCATACCGGGGAATGAAGTCTGCATAACTCCTTATGACTGCTATCCTAACACCATCTGCTTGAAGTGCAAGACGGCTCCGGGAGTAGGAAAGTCCTGGACTCTTACCTTGTACACTGACGGAAATCCTACTGGTCTCTCCGTTACTGTATCAGGAAATGACACGTTCGGAATAGCGACTCACCCTGTAAGCTGGAGAGCCAAGAAAAACGCTTACTTTGTACTGACTCCGTCAGGCTCTCCTGCTCTGGATTATGTCTCGGCCGGTCTTATCCTTGGCCGGAAGCCGGTCTCGGCTCTTGGGGGTAATGCAGCCAAGCTCCTGGCTGCAGCCGTCATCTAGAGCTTGCCCCCCTGCTGTATAATATCGGCAAGGGGGGTGCTTGTCCACGATACGCAGACCGGAGATCACAGAGGACTCCTTCAGGAAACTGCGCGTTCTGTTCCTCAGGGGAAAAAACGAGGAGCTTGTCGGCGTGGTGAGAGCCAGCAACATGCTGGGGGATGACAAGTCTGTTATTACTGATGAGATATTCAAGCAGCATAGGGCGGAGCAGATCCTGGTGGAAGAGTGCCGGCTTTTCCATCCGGACCTCATTATCTTTATACCACCCAACGGGCTGACCCCGCCGAGTGATATCCTGGCCCGCACACGTCATAATATCCCTGTGCTGATGGTTGTCACCAATCTCTCCCTGTTCATGGGAGCGGACTATGCCACCTACTGTGGGATAACGGACCTGACAGCCTACCGCTCTTCCCGCGATATCGCCAACGTGCTGCTGACCTACAATGCTGTGGACCCCTCCACGTATTACGACAGATCAATCGAGCGTGATTTCGACGTAACTTTTATCGGAGAAGATCAATCGCTGTGGAAGGAGTACATACGTTTTTTGGCGGACAGCGGAATCAACGTACATATTCCGGGCCAGCTCGAGCCCTGGCGGATGAATGATGTTCTCAACAGGAGCAAAATCAGCCTTAATTTCAATGGGCGCCATCTTTTCGAGATAACCTCCTGCGGGGCCATGATGATGGACATTCAGGAAACCGAGGCAAGGGAATTCTTCGAGCCGGAGAAGGAGATGGTTGTTTTCTCCGGAAAACAGGATCTCTTGAACAAGGTGCGTTACTACCTGAAGCATCAGGGAGAGAGGTATAAGATAGCCGCAGCGGGCTTGAAAAAGGCCACCGAGATATGGAGCGCCTGGAACTGCTGGGGCCTTACTTTTGAGCGGATGGGCTTTTATCTGCCGGCATGGCTGGCCAGGGATCCGAATTACAGGAAACACCGTGATATCATGGAGGAGGTGAGGATGCGGTGAGTATCGCTGAACTTTATTCGAAGGCACTGGAAAAGCTCAAACCCCATCTGGGCAAATTCCGGATTCTGGATCCCAGCTCCGTCATTATGAAATGGGTGGGCAAGAATCCCGAGGAGGCGGAGAAGGTGGCCAGGGAACTTTATGCCATCCTGGAGGAGTACTTCAAGGAGGAACATGGCTGAATCATCTGATGGGACATTCAAGGAGTGGTGTATTCTGGAGCTTTTCGGCCACCGGCGCATGGCAGGACTGATGACCGAGCAACAGATCGGTGGTGTATCCTTTCTGCGGCTCGATATCCCCAAGAAATGCCCTGTCGGATTCGGAAATCCGGCTGAGATGACAACGCAATTCTACTCCCCTCAGGCTGTCTACTCGATCACTCCTACCACACAAGAGATAGCCAGGGAGCTGGCGGTAGCGTTTCAGCCCGAGCCGGTGTCCCGGTGGGAGTTTCCAAAATTGGCGGAAGGCTCACAAGAGGAATGATTCCCATAAGAGGATTTCCATATGCGCCAGACTGCCAAAAAACGCAACAGTCTGAGCGTGGGGTGGGTGGAAACAGTCACGGCAACCGAGCAAAGGCCGTTTTAGAGCGTTTGGCGAGATGCACATTGACAACGTGAGGAGCGTTACACTAATCTGAGCACAGCGGGGTAGAGCAGCCAGGTCAGCTCGTCGGGCCCATAACCCGGAGGTCGTTGGTTCAAATCCAACCCCCGCCACCATAATAATTCGGACGGAGGAAGAGATGGGAAACACTGTGAATTATATGGGTCTTACTCTGGATGTAAGGGATTATGATGGCGCACCTGGCCCAAACAAGTGGAGCCCTGGCAATGTCACTGTAGATGACAAGGGGGCATTGCACCTGAATATTACCCATGTAGGTGATCAATGGCCTTGTGCAGAGGCCAGAACCCAAATACTCTATGGAAGTGGAACATCGGAGTGGCATGTTCAGAGTGATATCAATGCTCTCGACCCAGGAGTGTGTTTTGGCCTATTCATTTTTCCGCATGATACCCCTGCCACGAAGAAGCAGACTGAGGAGTGTGACATAGAGATAACAAGGTGGAGGGATCCGAACTGCCCACCAGGGAAGTTCACTGTGTTTCCTGAGATGGACGGTTATAACCTTGTTGACCATTTGTTCAAAGGCATTCCAGCCGGTCCGACGGTGCACAAGCTGTTCCGGACAAAGACGAAGGTCATGTTCGCCATCTACGACAGCAAGGGAAAGCAGTGTGCTAGCTGGACTTACGCTCCGAAGCAGCCTTTGATCTACGTTCCCCAGAAGCCATTGCTAGCCTACTTTCAGCTGTGGTTAGTTAGCGGGAAGCCTCCTATAAACGGTAAGCCCGTCGAGATCATAATTCCGTGGTTCAAGTTCACTCCCTATGAAGGAGGTTAGTATGCAGATCTATAGGATAAGGAAAGGTGAGATCACTCCTAGTCACCCGTCTGGTAAGCTCATGGTTGACCGGCAGGGCCATAAAGTCGACCTGCAACTGGAGGAATGTATTCTCACGAGTATGAAAGAGGAAACCCTGGCCGCTAGAGTATATCGCGAGAGAGCTAAAAGCGCCCGGGTAAAGGGATATGTCAGAACGGCCGAATTGTGGGAGCACATAGCAGGGGAAGAGGACCAGCATTGGAGGGAGTTGTCTGCCGAATTGAGTAAAGTCCGGAAGGGAGTTGTGTAATGGGTTGTCGCGAGCTCGAGCCGATGAAGAAGTGGGTAAAGGGTGAGGGGAAAGATTGCCGTCCCTGCAGGGTGGCCATAGGGGTTGGCAAGTACAGGAGGGCGCTCACGGAGGGCGGGAAACCTGAGCTGGTGCAGGTAATGAGTACTGCCCTGATGACTGATGACGATACGATTGGGAATCTGGCAGGTGCCATGGATGAGGTGAAGGAGAAAGCGCCTCCGGAGCTCCGGGAGAAACTGGTATCGATCGATTGTGAGATCCAGAAAAAAGAGGAGTGCGGTACCTGCGATATCGCGCAGCCGGTGGCTGTGGCTGAAGGCGGTGCGACATAGCCAAGAAGAAATGCGTTCCCTGCCTCGGGGCTACGTTGAAGGAAGCTCTACGTAGCGTCCTCAGCGATGTCGGGACTATCGCAGTGGTTGACGAGATCCCGGAGTGCGAAGACCCCGAGGGGATCACCGTCTGTGGAATTAGGAAGAAGAGGACCCGCAGCGGATACAATATTTTCATCGGCGAGTGCATGAAGACGAAGGGTCTGAAAGGGCAGCCGTTTGGCGCTGCGGCTCCAAAAATGAAGGAGTGCGCCCAGGCTTGGAAGGAGAAACAGAAAGCAAATGCAGCAGCATAAAACCATTGCCGGCAGTAACCCGAATAGCAACCCACCGTTACAAGAGCTTGATGAAGAGATTCTCGAAGCTCTTTCGCCCCTGGGCACTCCCGTCAGGCTCACGTGTCCCAAAGGCCATTACATGGGGTACCTGGTTATCAAGAAGACCACTGATGATGCCATGTTCCTCTTATGCCGCCACAAATCATGCCGCGAACATGCGGCGTTCTATATCAATCAGGCCCTATTGACAAACGGACAAACGTTGTCTGATAATGAAAGCGGTCGAACGGCAGTCGTTAGAGGACAAGAGGCCAACCCCGAACCCCCGGGCAAAGGGGAATAGAAGGGAGGTACCGAAATGATCCTAAAGAACCTGAAGTCCTTCGGATACCTGAAAAGACGGCCCAAGTCCCATAGACTGGAGAGCATCACCACGGTGCACCATGAGGGGTTTGTGCTGGCTTCCTATCCGGCGCCTTATCCTATGACTTCACAGCAAAAGAAAGTGAAGGACGCGGCTAAGGCGTGCGGCATCCATAAGGGTATGTCCAGAGGCGCTCTGGTCACCGCGATGACCGACTGCGTACCCGGCAAGTTCTAGCTGAGGCTGGAATAAAATGGGCGAACATCGGGCGAGGAGAAATCCCCGCCCGATTCGTTTAAGCCCGGTAAAGCAAATTGTTATAGAACACTCGGATGGGACTACTGCCACGGTAGACACTCTTGGCTGTCAGAAGATTCCTCGGGGTGCACAGATAACCTCAGCGACCTTCTGCCTACCTCATAAGACGATAGCTTTGGAGATAACGAAATGACGATGATTGTGAGGGCCACCCCTTCGAGTTATCCTCAAACATGGCAACAGAGAGCAATCGCGGCAGCATCAGTCCGCTGCGGGGTCCATAAGGGTATGACACGGGGGGAATTAGTTGATAGAATGACGAACTGCGTCCCGGCAGTCTATCAGGAGGAAGCGATGGCGAAGAAGGCGATACGGCTTTTTGTCGGTGAGGGTTGCAAACCCTGCGGCCCGATCAAAGAGATGGTGGTACAGGGACGCTTTGAGTCCAATATCCCTGGCGATGTTGGGCTTGATCTGATTGACGTGACGACAGAGGAAGGATTCCCTTTTGTCGAGAGCGAGAAGCTGGAGCAGGTACCCACGGCCAAATATGATGGGCAAGTCTGCAAGCTGGAAATAGACAGGGAAGAGCAAGTCCTGATTATCACTTGCCCGGGACAAGAAGAGGGCAGCGAACAGCGGACGGTTGTGGACATGGGCACGCCCGCCCCGGGGTGAAACAGAAATTGCCGGCAGCCACCCGCCTGATTATCCACTCTTTGAGATGTAGCTTGGGATTAAACGTAAGGTGCTGCGCTCGAGCGATCTCCTGAAGACTTTCCAGGAAGACCTGATGTTCCTTGTTCCACTCCCATACAATTTTCATATCCTCATCGGATAGCTCTTTACCTAGTTCAACGACTGCCCGTAGGAGCTGGACCTCATCGGCTTCCTCTCCGGAGCAGGGCAGACAGATACCTTTCACCAGGCGGTAAGCCTCCCGACCGCACTTGGCGCATTTTCTGCCGGCAGCAGACTCCCAATCATCCCGCGTAGTCATTTTCTCAACTCCCAATTTAGACAGCCATCGCTTAGCCTGACTGTACGATGAAGAGACTTACACCATCTTGTGTTGCGCTTGTAGAAATTGCAGTATCGGCATTGCTTCGGCTGGTGGAGGGTAATGCCAGCTTCCTTTAGTACATTACCAATCGCCTCGGCCTTCTCTTCAGGTGTCCAGCCGCCTTTTCTGTACGGCATCTCAATCCTTGTAGTCAACCTCTTCACCATAAAGGGCCAGGAAAAGCTCCATGGTCCTCTTTAGCAGGATGGCAGCTTCCTTCCGGATGATCTTGCGGGGGATGTTGGGCTGCTTGCCGTTCCCCGACTGGTCAAATCCCTCCCTGGCCATCTTCTCCATGCGGTCGGCAGATCTCTTTAACCTCTCGGCTCTCTCTTCAATTTTCATAAATCACCTCTCCCAAATTATACAAAAAAACCAGGCCAACGCCTGGTGTCATATTTCACCTTTGCAATTCAGCTTAGCCTATTGACATTCACTGACATCCCGCTGATATTATCGGGGAGGAGCCCCGCCCTGGGCCACAAGCCCACAGGCCTTCCCCCCGGTAACCTGCTGGGCGGGGCTCCAACCTCTATGTCTTCCCTTTCAGGGCATATGGCAGAGGCTGGAGGTCCTTGATCTTGTGAAGCGCCTTATTCCGGAGCTTCTCCAGTATCCGCACCAGCTCCATCCGCTCGCCGCTTCCGATGCTGCTGAAGATCGTTTCGGCAATCAGCTGATTCTCTGCCGTTTTAAGGGCCTCCTGACCTTTCGGGGTCAGCTCGATCCAGATGATGTTCTTTCTCGGGTCAGCACGCCTCTTCCTCTTGACGAGGCCATTGTCCTCCATGCGGTTGAGCATCCCGGACATGGTATGCGGCGCCCTCGTCATCATCCTGGCCAGCTTGCTGGGAGTCGCATGCTTCTCGGTGCTCTCTATAAGGGAGACGGCACGCAGAATATCCGCTTGTTCCGACGGTATGCCGAGGCCCAGATCTCTCGCGCGGACAATGAGATCATGGGTCTCATTTAACAGGAACACTGTCTCTATAGCTTTGGGTATCTTGTTCACTCTTAATCACCCCCTTTCTTCAAGCCCAGCTTCTGCAGGGCGTAATCCGCTTTCGGGTGGCCGGATTCCAACCACTTGGCCAGGTGTAGCCAGTCGCCAGGCTCCAGCCTGTTGTACCTGCACCAGGCGGCATAGGCCATCTCTATCTCGTGAGTATCCATCGGGCCGATGCGAGTCAGGCAGTCCTTAAAGGTGGCGGCCAACTTTTCACCGTCTCCGGTCATCGACTGGCAGGCATCCGCCATCGGACAACGGTTACAGATAATCGCTTCTCCGGGAGACTGCGGCGGAATCCACTGAGGGCTGCCAAAGTGAGTGAAGCACTTCTGGAGGCCCAAGTTGGCTGCCATCAGAGTAATCGCCTCAGTGACTCTGTATTTCTTCGCTGCACACTGAGTGCAGACGTACCTCTGACCTGGCCGCAGATATCCGATGCGCCAGATCGGGTAGCGTAATGGATAACCGCACTCACATTTTCGGGAACCTGTTCGATTTCAGACATAAGCTCCTTTCAGTGAACCTTTTTCTCGCTATACTCTCGCCATAGGCAGTTCTCTATGCTGGTCAGGCTCTTCGAGATCTCCATGAGAGTTTCCACCTTGCGGCACTCCAGCTTAAACATGATCAATGCCTCAGCAGTTTTGAAATAGCCTTCTTTTATCATGGCATCCCGGTACTCCTGCAGCTCTTGTAATTTTTTCTCGTTCTCGTCCATTCAACCCCCTTTGTGCTTCTTCATGTGTTGCTGACAGAACCTTTGACCTGGCACAGCGGCACGCTTGCACTTCCCCCAGACTCCCCCATAGCCCCTTTTAACCATAGCTTTACATTGGTTATTCACTCTGTCCGGCCTTCTTAGCTGCGATCCACTTCCGGATTCCGTCAGCGGTGATGACCCAGGTCTCACCCCACCCGGCCACGACGGTCCACTTGAAGTCCTGGAAGAGATCCAGGGACAGTTTTTCATCGCCGGTGACATCGTAGAGCAGGGCCAGGGCGAGCTGCGCCGGGCCACTTCCACCATAAGACCAACTGAACTCTGTTGATTTGCTTGCGAGCTTGCGGCTTGGCTCTATGGGCAATGGTCGCCCATTCTTCAAGACAATAGTCTGCTGGCTACCCTCATATAGATCACTCTTCGGCATCAGTTCCTCCTCCTACTTGAAATCAAATGCTATAGCTGTTTGCGCCTCTTTCACCTTCGGCACCTCTCTCACTTTCTTCACCTTCTCAGCCCGCCGCGCCTCAGCGCGATGCTTTAACTGCTGCTGGACTATCCACCGCTGGAGGTCGCGCAGCATGCTTTCCTCATACTGCGAGAGCTCGGTCACCTTCATGTCTTCCGGGAACTTCTCCCCATGAAGCGGGTCATGACGAACATATAGATCTGTACCCATTCGTTATGCACCGGATGGTCCATAGTCACTGTAAACATGTAGCAGGCTATTTCGGCATCGGTGGCCAGTTCCAGCTCCTCAGGATGCTCTGCACTTCGCGCCAGGCGGAGCAACCGCTGCATGGTCACCTGCTTCTTGATCTCGGGGGGCAGATCGTTGCCCCATCCGTTGGGCATGACTATTATCGGATCGCAGAAAACACCCGCCAGGTCTTCAGCCGGTTTGAGATCTGCCTTCTTGGGAGTTTCCGGTATCTCGAAGCCCAGGCTTTGCCGGTGTACGTTCTTGTCGGCATTTGTATACGTTCTTGACGTTCTTGACATCAGTATGCCTCATAGCGGTCTTGATGTTCAGGGCACTGCCGGCAGTCCCTCTTCTGTTCAGGATGTATGCAATTCGGGCTCTTACACCAGACGTGCCGCGCCTGGTTAGCTCCCCACCGCACTCACACCGGATATCGGAGAGTCTCACCCCGCGCCGGTTTCTCCAGTTCGTTGTCTTCTGACACTTCTTACAAATTGCCGTTGGCATCCTCTTCCTCCTTCGCAGGGCAACCTTTCTTCCGGCAAGCCTCAGCATATTCAGGAGTGACAGCTCCACATTTCTCACACCACACATAGCCACCATCGGATGATGAGGCTAGTTGATCGCAACCCTTCGGTACATCCAGACGTAAATCAGTCAGGTCGAGAAATGGGCTGAAAAGATTGATCACGTCGGCTGCTTGCCTTGGAGTCAGCCGCTTACTCTCGAAGATAATGCCCTCGCTTTCATGCCCTCTCATTGCTTGATAAATGGCATCCATCCTGGCGCGGTAATAATCACCCGTCCACCTATAGGCTGGGACCTCAATGATGGTAAGGCCATGCCAGAATGAAGCCGCATCCTCAGGAGTAATAACCTCGCCATCAGCAGGCGGAGTTTTGGAACATTCCGCGAGCCTCTGATGGAGCCATCTGACGAAACGATTATGTTCCTCGGCAACCTCACAGAACACTTTGTCGGATATACCCTCTTTTGGTGTAGTACCTTTCCAGTGCTTAGGGTTGTCTCGGTATTGCTCAGCCTCAAACCCCAATGTCTCCTCAGTCAGTGTAACCCGATCAAGGATTTCTTTCAGTGTTCCCTTTGGTACGGTAATAGGCTCTTTAAGGCCTGACGACATAGAGAAAAATACACGATAGCTCATATTTGACCTCCAATTCTCTCTGCCTCTTTGACTATCTGAGAAGCGGACCATGTAGGGTGCTCATCTATCAGCTTTGTGAGAAGTTTGGCCTTTCCATTGGGCTCTCCAGATTTCCAGTCTATCAATGATGCCCTCTCGTCATGGTGGCAGCCACCTTTGACGAAAGCCTCGACAAATTTCGGCACGATCTCTTTGTAATCCAGTTGCTTCGGGGCCAGGACCTCGACATGGCGCCGGCAGCCGGGACAGAGGATGAGCCAGAGTTTGCCGAGCATCCAGGCCTCTCCCCTTTCGAACCTCAAGACCTTCCGGCTCATTTCCAGCTTCTGCATATGGACCTTGAATCTCCGGTCGTTCTTCAGAAACTCCTCTATTGCGCTTCTCCGGACAATCCACACGCCCTGCCACGGGCCGCCGGTCTTCTTCGTTGCCGGCAGATCTCCCCGCCTGATATACTTGACTACAGCATTGTCGCCGACATCCAGGAGATACCCCGCCTCTTCAAGACCATACCAGGGGTCTCTATCCCATTCCTCCTGGACAACCGAGCGGAAGAGATGCTCTTCCTGGATATCTGAGATCTCTACCAGGTAGGGCCGCGCTCTGAGGCAGCGGGTGATCTCCTCTTCCTTGAAACTCCACATGATATTGGGGCCGCAGCGGACAGGGGATTTTATTCCCCGGATCCACTTGCGCGGCATCCAGGTTTCCGTAATGGTCTTCGAGCAGGATATGCCGAGGATTTTGGCGAGCTCCCTGGCGGTGTAGAAGTTCGACTTGCGGTTGATCTGCAAACGCCGCTTGACTGTCAGGATGATGGAATTATGCGTCCTCTTGAGCTTCTTCTCTATCACCTCGTCGGGAACTAGCCCATAGTTCTTACGTAGGAACGCCAGATCCTCAGGGCTCCACTTCTCAGAAGGATGGCCGAGTTTCAGTTTTTGGACCTGCCCTCTGACCTGGAGGAATGTCAGGCCGCCCAGTTCCCGGGCGATTGCCTCTGCCGATGCCCTTGTTCCGTCATAACGCTGGCGGACGATATCCCGCTCTTCATCCGTCCATCTGTGCATTGTTCCTCACTTTCTAAGCATGGAGCACTTCCCAACGGCCACCTTCATCCCATGACACCCATGACAGGCTGCCACCGCACTTGGGGCACCTGGCGTCTTTCAACCTGGGCCCGCCTGTCCAGTTATAAGACACCCTACATTTCTGACATTTGCCTTTATGCCAACTTCCCTTGTTTGGCATCAGTGGCCACCCGATTGAGGCTCACTCTCGATAACCTCGACGGAGTCCGTCTTCCCGCCCGGGGCAGTCTGAAGGTACACTGTCTTGGTCTTGGGGAGATACGTGAGAGAGGTCCAGAGCCCCTTTCCCATGTTCTCACCGAAGCCAGTGAATAGCTTCGTCAGTCCTGCTTTGGTTTCTTCACTCAAAGCCATCTGTAGCCTCCTTCTCTCCGGCAGCCTGTTGGCCTGCCAGAAGTATTAAGAGATTCACCCACTGAAATTTCTTCTCTCTCCGGTGTTCCAGGAGAAATTTGCAGTACTCCACATCCTCTTTGTGCTGGTCCAGGGCAAGGTCTGCGAGTGCGTCATTGGCTTTCAGCCGCCAGAGCGCCAGGCGCGAGCTGAGGTTATTCAGCCTTGTCTCTAGAATCTCCATCCCATTGGTTATCAAATGCAGCAGGAGCATCACGAGAATAACCGGAATGTCGAGAGCAGTCTTCATGGTACCTTGCCAGCCTTCGGTTTTGGTTGGCTCTTATAGTCCGGTCGTTGTCTGTTGAGGTCAATAGCCTTGATGAGTTTCCTCGTAACCTCTGGATCATCCGATGTTATGTTGAAGACATGGGAGACATCCCGGAAGTTGCCAAAGAATCGGACACTTCCGCCGCCCTCTACCTCGTAGAAATTGCCGCATTGCTCAAATACCCTATCAAGGGCATGGTTGCTGAGGCACTCTAATAGTTGCTCAATGGTATCTGGGGCCTCTCCAGCCCAATGACTGCCATTACTGCGAATCTCTGTGGCCATCAGTTCCTCCTCTTCCGTAGACATTCGGGGCAAGCACACTCAGGGATGGGGAGAGGAACAATCTTCCAGAGCTTGTGCCCGCCTTCCGCCTTCACCAGCTCCGGGTCGGCTTCATCGAAGGTCCAATAGCCCCAGTAGGGATGGTCGCAGACCTGATTAATTTCAAACCTCTCACCCTTATCGAGCACCTGAAGGCAGAGTTCGCCCAGCATCTCAGCCGCCGACCGGCCCATGACAGAGGGGACGATGATAACGAAATTGGGCTGGCCGACCTTCTCCATGCCGTGGCTGTGCACCTGCACCGTGGGCTCTTTCATGATAACCATGTGGATGATGAATCTCTCTTCCTTAGGCTTTTCCATCATGATTCACCGCCTTTCCAGGGACTAGGAGATAGGGAGCGATAAGGCCCGGGATATCCAGGGATGGCGGGTAGGGATGGTCCTTGTCCCACTGGCACTCAAAATCGTGTATCGCCTCTTGCCTGTCCCTGCTGCGTTTCTCATGGGCTGCCTCATGGTCGGCCCTGGCCTTTTTCACCATGTCGACGAGATCCTGGCGATCGCCGGTGATGAGGATGTATTTCACTTTCTCGGTTTGCCAGGTACCCTCCCGCCAGCCTCCACCTTCAGACATGCTCTTGAGCCTGAGAGTAAAATTCTTGGGCCCCTGGCTGACCAGCAGAGCCACAAAGCTGTTCTGCGGGTAATCCTTGTAGATGAACGTCATGACCTGCGGTTCTTTCTTCATACCTTGTTTGTCAGCCCTGCACTGCGGGCAGCGGATGGGTTCGGACTCCGGATGCGCCGGCTGGATGCTGGCCCCGGGTACGTTGTTCAGCACCCATTCGCGGACGGCATCCGAGACCGTCATCGAACCTGATAGCTGAGAGAGGATCAACGTCTCCCGTCTTGGCTTCCGGAAACCTCGAGCGATCAACGCCCAGAATTGCTCCTTGGCCGCCTCTGTAGCTTCTGTTGCTCTCTCCGTCAAATCCTTCGGCAAATGCTCCTCCTTATCTCGGACTCATGGGAAGCTCCAAATCCTTGGGCACTTCCCACAAGTGCCGTCTATTCACTTCATCGACGACCTTATGCGCTGGAGGAAAAAACTCCACGGCGCAGGCATCAGGCCCAAGCATTTCATTCTTCAAAGCCTGTAGAACATCCCAGGAGATACCGGGCTTGCCGTCATAACGCCCGACCACAAGATGGCGGGCTGGTCCCCAAGCGGTCTGCACATCCAATACCTGGGTGAAGTAGAGCTTGCGGCGCATCCTACTCACCTGACGAGAAGGTAAGGAGCTTCTCTCCATCGATATAGACATCCACCGGCTGCCCATAGGCGCCAGTGTGGGACTTGTGGCCACAGAGCTCCAGGGCTGTCTTCAGAGTAAGATTCTGCTCCCAAACGGTCAGGCCTGGATCCGGGACACCGTCATCGTTATCGTCGTTGGTCTCATACCTGACGTGTGCCAGGCCGGCTCCCAAGCGGGAGATATCCCACCTGGTGTAAGTCTCACCCGGAGTGGCCAGCGGGTTTGGATCATCGCCACCGCCCCACGGTGCCGGATGATTACCAAGCACCCATAGCAGTACAGCTCTCCATTTGTTATTCTGAGCATGACCGGGTTCAAAGCACAGCCGGCCCTCTTGATGCCTTGCTTTCTCCGGGCACTCATCATCCAGCGCAGCTATCTGCTTAAGGGCCTCTTTGATCTCTTTCTTTCTCCTCATCCTTCTTTCCTCCTCGTTTTGAGCCTACCTTTAACAAATTCACAATGGCAAAGTAGAGCCCCATCCCCCCAAAGATGCCTACCCATACGTGGTCTCTCACCACGAGTGAATAGATTGCCCCTCCTAGACACCAGGCACTCCACCAGAGATGACAAGTCAGGAAGAACTTACCTATTCTGATGATCATTCGTCCTCTCTTTCGGCTGGCTGTGACCAAGGCCTATGCTTTGTCAGAGCTTTAAGCCCTGAAGGAGTCAAGCTGTTCCGTAAGGAGACTCATCTTCTTACACCTCGCACACACAGCCAGCGACCAGGCGTCAGGGCCGGACGGTCATGCCCACGCGCGAATATCGGTCTACCGCACTCGGCCCTGGCGACCAGGCCATACGTCTGAGTCATTCTCTGAATGGCCCAGACTGTATGAGCTAGTTCTGTGAGTTGCACAGAGGGCAGACCCTGTGAACACTGACGTTTGTGGAGAACGTTGTCGCTGCCTTGTTCGCCCTGCGGACCAGCTGATAGTCACCCCCTGAAGCATGGGTGCCAGCCCAGGTGACCAGATTCAACAGATCCCAGGCATTGTGGGGCGGCTCCTGCAGAGCCCGGGCGTGGATAGCCTCAGACAGTTCCTCAAGGTGTCCCTGCCGGATGATCCCCTCGATGGCACCGGCCCTGTCCTTCGGAGTAATCCGGTGATCTCGCATCCCCTTGAATCTTTCCGTCATAGGGCCGATCTCATTATAGGCCGTCTTGACGTTCTTCCTGAACCAGTCCCAAAACCCGTTCGCATCGCGGCTGCCGCCGGTATCCTTGAACGTGTCTTCAATTTCCTGGATTGCGGCACCGTTGGTGCAGACCAGCCGCAGGCTGAAGGACGAGACAGCCGGCGCAATAACCCCAAAGGGGCTGAAAGAGACTTGAACGCCAGCCTGAACCCTGTCTCCGACCACCACGCTCTCTATCCTCGGCCCGACAGCTTCGATCACCACTGCCCGTTTCTCTGCCAGCGGATAGCAACGGTGGTAATTCGTGATCTCCAGGCTTTCCATAGTGCGCAGCGCCCTCTCCGGGTCAACTGCGTGGTAGTGTTTCCCGCCCACAAAATCATGGCCTATGTCATCCTTTGTCAGGACAACAAACTGGCCCTGGGCGGCGAGCAGCTCACTGGCTGCCTTGAGGAATGTCCCACCACTGAGATCCTTGCGCATCTTGTTGGACATCCCCACGAGGTGCATCAGGCTATCAGAGCCCGCATTTGAGAGCGGGATTGACTTCGAGCCGGAGGACGGCTTGATGGCAAGCTGCTCCGTTCCGATCATGACAACCCTCGGAGTGGCCGAGTCCACTACCCGGGGCTTCAGGTCGGCGACTCTCCCGATGCTTTGCATTACTTCTTCTTTGGTCATCGCTTCTTCTTGGCCTCCTTCTTCCTTGATTTCTTCTTCCGCTTGACTACCTTCGCTTCAACTTCCTTGGCCTTGACCGCCCCCTTTCCGTTCGGGTCCAGATCCTCGAACAGCTTGAAGACCGTGCTCAGCTCATTCGTCCACCACTTCGGGAGTCCGTTCTTGAAGGTGTAGAACTCCATCCGCTTGAGGTTCATGACGTAGCAGGCCTTAAGCTGTTGCAGGCTGAACTTCCCTGACTCTCTGGCATGCGGCAGAGCCTCGAAAAATTCCCAGGCCCGCAGCACATACATCTGTAGCTCTTCCCTCTCCCACATGGTATCGGCCAGCGTTGGCATCTTCCAGATGATCATGTCGGAACCGTGGACATCGTTGATGTCGAACTTCCTGGAATGGTGGGTGATGAAGATGATCAACTGGTGCTTCTGCTCGGAGATCGCCACCAGCGCATCCAGATCAACCGCAGCTCCGCTGGAAGTCCGTCTGGCATGGGCTACCTGTGAGGCCTCGTCCACAACGCAGATCGAGTTGGGAGGCAGGTCTTTGAGCCTTGTTACCACCTTGACCCACCGGGGCAGGAGCTTCTTCAGCTTCTTATGCTCCTGCGGATAGCACACCGCACCAGGGATATTCTTGCGGTCGTGGAAATCGTCCATGATCTCCATGGCCAGGCCGGTCTTCCCCGATCTCCGGCTGCCCATGATGAGGAGTACGCCTTCGGGGCGGACTATCCTTCTCATGGTGGTCTGAATCGGAGAAGAAAGCAGAGCCTTGGCCCATCTCTCTTTGTGCCGGTTGCGCCACTGAGCGAGTTTCTTTACAAACTCTGGACTCACTAAGCTCCTTTCCACAGAGGAAAACCCTCTATATTACTAATCGCTGAGCCTAGGTTGACATAATTCAACCGTGTTTCAGTCCCTGTCGTTGTCAAACAGGGATTGAGGGAAAACGACCTTGAAGCCAAGCTCTGCCAACGCAGAGACACACGTCTCAACTTCACCGCCGACAGACCTCTTCATCGTATCGTCTTCATATAGACAGCCGATCTCTCCCCCATTGAGAAAGTACACTGTCCAAGTGGTCTTCGGGGTCTTGATGCGGCGCTGTATGACTACCTTTTTGCTGTCCTTATGCCAGTCCCACCACTCACGCTCGCCGTCCTCTCCATGGGTCATATGGAGCAACTTCGGAAACGCTTTGAGGTTCTTGATCTCCGCTACCGGGGCGGTCATCGCCCGACCAGGGACGTTTGCCGTGTTCCGTCGAATCCTGGTGTGGTATCCCGGGGAGGGTGGTATTGGTACGGTTTGGTGCCGGGCACGACCTTAAGGCCGAGACTCGTCGCCTTGCCCTTGAAGCGCCATCGCTCCAGTTCCTTCTTGGGCACATGACTCCGAACCATCTCGATGTCCTGCTTGGTCCTGCGCCCGCAGTTCTCGACCGAAGCCCTGGCATTGGCCACCGGCTGCGTGATGTACTGAGGCATGCCCTGGATCTGCCCCACTTCCTCAAGTTTCGCGGCTGCTCTCTGGATGATGGGGAGGGCTTCGGCCAGTATCGCCTCAGCCTCATTGCATCTGTCTATCACTAGAACAGGGTCCCACTTTATCATGATGATGCTCCTTCCTTAGCCTATTGACTAAACTACCTTTAGGCTGGAACTTCTTCCAGATCCTCGACCTCTGGAGCCTGAACCTCTGCCTTGACGTCAGCCTTGGTCCATTCCGCAACCTCACGGGCACACATCAGGTGGGTGCTGCCGTTGCTCCGCACAATGGCAGGAGTCGGCTTCCCATCCTTGGCTTCCGTGTCATGGAGGATATCCACCCTCTCTCCCACTCTGCTGAGAACAGCCAGCAGATGGTTGGCCTGATAAGCCTGCTGTATCCGTCCCTTGGACGGGATCTTGACCTCTGCCTGTGTCTGGTCGGAGAGGCCGATCACTCTCAGTGTCTTGCCCTTTCCGATCAGGCGGATAGTGCCCTGCGAGCCGACAGCCGATATCGCTGTCCTGATGGCATCCTTGAACTCAAGGTTGTCCACCCGGAGCGCCCTGCGGGTATGCTCGGGGATGAACTTCTCCCACTTAGGGAAGTCGCCGGCATTGCAGGTCATTACCGTCAGGCCGTCGCTCTCGAAGACGAGCACCCACTGTACCCTCTCTTTAGCTATCTGGACCTTCTTGCAGGAGAACTTGGTCTTCCCGAACTTCTGCAAGATAGCTAACAGGTCGCCGTCGACGGCAAAGGTAGAGGGAACACTGCCCTTGATGGATGTCTTGGCCAGACGGAATCCATCGCTGGCTATCAGAGCCACACCCTTGGCATCAGGCGCCATAGCAACGCAGGTCAGGATAGGCCGTGAGTCATTCTTGGCTGCTACGGCATAGGACACCTCAGAGAGCGCAGCGCCGAAGTCCTTCAGCACTAGAGGCTGCTCCAGCTTGGGCAGCGTCTTGAGGGGCATGGGCAGCTCCGGGATATCCTTGGGATCTGCCGCAGGGTAGGAGATGCGGGAGTTGCCGGCTTCCAGATTCACTTTCCAGGTGTGGACTGTCTGAAGCGCCTCTTCTCCCTGCACGTAGTGACCATTCTCCCAATGCCCCTGGCCCATGACCTTCTTCTCTTCCGTCTTGTGTACGGTGGAGACGGTCACAGTGGCAGAGGCTTGTGCCTTCAGGAACTCCACTGCTCCCGGAGGCAGGGTGGTCTCACCCTTGCTGGTTATGGTTGCCTTGATCTTACCCATCAGGGCAGAATCGCCGCCGTTGCCGATGACCAGCACTACACCGTCAGCGGTGGCCAGGTGGTACGCTGCATAGGGTTCCCGTTTCCCTAAGCAGGGCTTGACTCTGTTGAGCACGCCCAACAGGTCAGCAGTTTTCAGGGTTGCCTTCATCTGTCTTTCACGCTCCTTTCCAAAATTTTGATTCTGTTATCTGAAGACCCTTACAACCCAGTTAGCCCCATCCACGAGACCTCGGTTATTTCAGATGGTCGAGTGGAGGCCAGCTGAGACGAGGATTTTCTCTGGATGGGGCTTTCCGAAGGGGTGAAGGCTTTATACCAGCCCTGCTCACCTCTGCGATATTACTGCTAGTCATATACTGGAGAGGAAAATCTCCCTATATTACTGATCGCTGAGACAAAGTTGACATAATTTGACGAGGGGGGGACTACACTGAAGCGCGCCGGAATATGGCCAGATGTCGGGCAACCGCCTGCCCCTGCTCAATTTTCTCTCCACATCCGTCACAAAATAATTCCATCATGTACTCACCCCTCATAGATCATGTTCACATGATCTTAAGCTACCGCAATGCAGGCACTGCTCACGCTTCTCCCCTTTGATATTCACTTGTACTCTGTTCTTTGAACCAGGCACCATCTTCATCTCTTTTGGATAGCGGTGCTCATAATGATAAATCATCACGTCACCCCTTCACGTATATTGTTCCAGGGCCTGAATTACCCTCTGGACATCATCCCTGGCGTTCTCCATCAGCTTGAGTGCTTCCTGTAGCTGGTCCGCATCCTTAGCCTTCTCGTCAAAGGTCTGCATGATCTCCAGAACGATGAAGCGGGCCAGCCCATCCCCCTTGGCCCTCGGCTTGAATTTGCCGGTCTTCCTGTTGTAGAACTCGGACAGGAAATGGTCATCATACCCTTCGTTGGCTTTGTCCAGCAGTTGTACCAGTGTCATACTTCACCCCCTTCGTTTCATCTCCACTTTCAGAGCGTTTCACATCGGCGGGCGCTTTATCACCGGCTCCCGCAGCTTGTTATCCTTGGTGCGCTCGACATAGGCGATCTCCACCTTGACTGTGGGCGCAGACCAGAACCAGAATCCGTCGATCTTCGGCCTGTCAGTAAAGGGACAGGCATCCTTGCGGGACAGCTTCTCGGTCAACCTTCGCAGATCGGCGAAGCCGAGTCCTGTGCCGGCCTCTCCCATGTAGATCAGTCCCCTAGACGTTGGCTCTCCGAGTATCAGGGAGCCGACCAAGCCCTCACGGTTTCCCTTGCCCAGGGTAGCACCGCAGATGACGAAATCCCCCTCGATCTTCGGCCTCTTGGAGGCGATCCAGAGCTTCGTCCTGCTGTCGTAGAGGTATGGCGACTCCAGCTCTTTGCCCACCACGCCTTCCCAACCAGCAAGACAGAGTTTCTCGAAAAGTGCTTCCCCATCTCCCTCAACCCAGGACAGGAGCTTGCAATTCCGGGGATCGCCCAGCTCAGGGAAGCGGCCTGTTATATCATGCCCGTTCTTGCTGTAGAGATGAACGCCGTTCTTCCTCAGAGCAGGCCAAATATCCGTCAGTATCCGTTTTCGAGTCTTGAGGGGAGTCAGGTGTAGATCACCCCTGCCCCCACACTGAAGGATATCGAACCCAAAGAACAGGGCGGGGTAATCCCGCATGGCTGTCTTGAGAAACAGGGGATCGTCCTGTCCTCTTTGCTGGACAAGGTGAAGGCGGGGCACGCCCTGGGCATCCAGGACAGCCACCTCTCCATCCAGCTCGACCTGACCATACTCTGTCTTGGTGACCATCCTCAACCGCCAACCGTCCACCTTTGGCTCAAAGAGATGTCGGCTGGAGCTGAAGGGTTTCTTCTGCTTCTGGCACTTCATCGGTAGATTCATAGCCCACCCCCATTGGTAGAAAGATGCTGGCAAGGCCACTCATCGCCATCATCCAGATGGCGGGCTTCCTGATTTCCCATCTCCTTGCGGAGTCGCTCTTCCGCAAAGAAGTCTTCCTCTTCCAGAGGATAGGCGAGACTGGAAGCCTGCACTACGACAGGTATTTCCATATAGACCCCCTTTCGAGCTAGTCGCTCACCGCAGGGCGTTCCGCTGGCATCTGTGTCAATGACACGGTGTCTACGGACTCGCCCTGACGTGAGAGGCTAGAGGGTCAGGCTCAATCCTAGCGCAAAGGGCTAGGCTCAATCCGAACGCAGTCTAGTCTCACTAAGCTGCTACTGTTTTGGCAGAGCGTTTCGCCTTGGCCGTTTTCTTCGGCTTGGGCGACAACTCAGGCTCCAACTCCGTGGGGACTTCCCCTTCGCCAGCCCGGAGAACTGTGCCCTTGCTCTTCTGACTCTTCTGTACCGCCACAATGCTCGCCAGGAGCTGCTCCGCTGCATCCACAGCCGCCACCTGTTCCTCAGTACGTTCTGGCTGGACTTCGATGACACCGCCCAACCCCTTCGTCTCGATCAAAGCCCTGAGCTGTTCCTGATACTGGTCGTGGAACTTGCTAATGTCACCATCGCCGACCATAACTTCCACCAGCATCTTGCCAAGCTCACGCTCTTTGTCGGAGATTGCCACGGTGGTATCGGTAAGCTCTGAGGCATCCCTCAGCTCATCAGCCCATGCCAGCGTGTGCAGCATCAGGACGTGGCCGAAGGGTCGCATCAGGACAAGGGTCTCCTTGGTCTCACTGAAGACTACCCTGCCGATGGCAAACAGCCCCGTGTCCTGCATCGTCTCCAGCAGGATGGAGAAGCCCTTCTTCCCCATGTCCTCTGGTGCAACGAAGTAGTGATTCTCAGGCATCCGTGGGTCAACCTTGTCACTGGCGGTAAACTCCACGATCTCAACTGCCTTGGCCGACTTGAGGCTGATGGTGGCAAGCTCCTGCGGAGTCAGGATGATATCTCTATCCTTGCCGACCTCGTAGCCCTTCACCGTGTTCGTATCATCTAAATCGGCCTTGCACTTGCTACAGAATTTGCTTCCCTGCTTTGCCCTTCCGCCGTCTTTGGCGTGGAGATTATGCCGCTCCATATCGTGATCGCTTGTAGCAGAGTACAGCTTCACAGGGATGGTCATAACTCCCATAACGATTGCCGTGTTTCGCCATGCTTTCATTCTCTCAACTCCTGCTCCTTCTCTATCTATTCCTCTGTCACTCGACATGAGGTTGCTTACGTTGCCCAATACTGGCAGGGTGTCTGTTTGCTCTCCGCACAGTTCTCAGGGAAGAACTGGCAGTCAGGACACTGATCCATCACCTTCTGATCTTCTGGCCTTGTCCAGACGTACCCTGCCCTACACAGGCGTGCATCTTCTGGCAGAGTTTCCTCTGAGCACGCAGGTTCAATCGTTCCCTGACAGTGAGTGCAGGTTTGCTCCCTGTCGGCCACTACATAGATCGGCATGAACAGCCCCCTTTCCTACCCTGGTGGGATACCCTGCTTTCCGCTCTAATTCTTCCAGCTCCGCCTGAGCTATGGGCGTAGCCAGCCGAAGGGTTTCCTCTGTTATCGCCCCGAACTCCCGCAGAGCTACCTCTTCCAAAATGCTCTTTGCTGCTGACATATTCACCTCGTCTTGCCTTCCCCACCGACTCCTGTATCGGATAGCAGAGCTGGTGCTCACCAGTTCGGAAGGTGGTCTCATCGCTTGCTAACCTGCCAGACTCTCAAGAGCCGAACATAGAGAGGCCAAATCGACAGGAGTCTGTGGGGAAGGCAGAAAATCTCCCTATATTACTGATCGCTGAGGCCAAATTGACATAATTTCAGGGTTGCAGATGTCTTCTCTTTGCCGAATAGTGGAGTTCCTTTACGCAATCTTCCTCAAGCTCTGCCAATAGTTCCATCCCGTCCATCTCTCACTCCTTCTCCGAATTTACCATTCCTATCCCGAAGGACAGGAAACCGAATACGAGGTAGATGTTCAACTGCACCCTGGTCTGCTTGGTCTCCTCGTCATCGCCGATTGACACGGTTGCGCCGAAGGGCGCATATCGAGCCTCTATCCCCTCAGCCCCGACAAACGGCCTGAACTTGCCGAGATTTAACCCTGCTTCCATATCTCCCCCTTTCCGAGAGGGGTCGCTGCGCCGAGGCGAAAGAGAGGCCAGCTACGAACCCCCGAAACTCCCCAGCGTCAACGCCCCCTTCCTCAATTCCTTGTTCGAGATATACGTGGGGTCGAAAGCCCCCATATCATGTCCGTTCGGACAGACAGCCCGAAGGCCACGAGACAGGATGATTTTGCCCCCCTTCTTCTGGAGAGCCTTACCATCCTTGGCTTCAAAGTTACATTCAATACAGATCAACGGCACGTTGCCCCCTTTCCTACGGCGCCCGGTGAGATCCGGCGGTCCCGCCAGGCGGATGTAGAGGCTTACGCCAGCCAGAGTTAGAGAGGGTTATCTCTATCTGCTGGCTGGCCGTTCAGCCCTCATCTTCGGGCACATCGGGAGAGATGCCCGAAGTCAGGGTTGACTAGCTGGCTACTACGTACCGCTTGGCCTGATCTTCCACCCACCCAGGCAGCTTCGCCTCTACCTGTTTGACGAAGGCTTCCATCTGCTCTTCGGTGAGCTTCTCGTTCCGCAGGGCGGCACGAGACTTTAGTGCCCCTTTGATGGCTGTTCTCTTCAGGACTACGTTCTCCACAGTTGCACACTCCTTCCGTTATAGGCTGCGTTCAGCCCTCACCATTCGGGCGCATACCGAGGTGCGCCCGAAGCGGTCAGGGTTGACCTAGTTCTTGCTGATCTTGACTGCGCCGACGATCTGGAAGCGATCTCCAGTTGCAGGGTCTTGCACCTGCCCGAAGAAGCCGTCCTTCCCTGATGTGAAGGTCTTCTTGTACGCCGACAGGACGATGAGCTGGTTGACGGGATACTTCTCCGCCTTCGGCTTGTCCCCCTTTGCGCCCTTTGCTTTCTTCGCTGTCGCTACTGCCACGGTACACTCTCCTTTCCGATATTCAGCAGGCTACTGCCTGTCTGTGCGCTGCCTTGAGCTTCTTGATCTGTGCTCGTGTGTACCCCTCTAGGTACGTGTTCAGGTCGAGGGTCTTACCCTTCGGGAGCTTCTCAGGGTCTCTCTTGAGAAGAACAGGAGAGAACTGCGGCTGTCCGTCCTCTGTGGTCTTACCGTTCGGGAACAGCCCGACCACGCTGCCCTGATAGACAAGGAATTTCACTGGATCACCCGCCGTCCGTCTGTTGCTGGCCTTGCTCAAACCGTCATGGCATGGCCTACAGTACGGAGAGCCGTCAAAGCGAGGCCGAACCTCACAAATAAGGCACTTCCGTCTCTGGTTTATCATGGTCATGGTTCTCACCGCCTTCCGTTTTGATTTGACCCTGTGAGTCAAATCGTGGTTTGACTCACAGGGTCACAGCAAAACAAACCGAAGCAAGTTTTGAAGTGAGTGCCCCCTGCTGGGGCAGGGAGCGTGTGCCTCAGAGTTATGTCCTATGCAACAGTCCACGAGTTGCCACGGTAGATCATTCAGGACTATGAAGGGAACGAATTACCGCAGTCGGTTACAGCCTTTGGGGCTTGCTTACCGCCCCGATCCCGCCCTATCCCCTTGTGCTCTTGTTTCCAGTATTGCCCCTACTGGGGTTGCTGGAGAGCAGCATGAGGCCGTACAGGACTGCGCTGTGTGCTCTTGCTCTAGGGCTTGGAGCACAGCCGTGCTGCGGTCTTCACTACCGAGCCACTTCTCCCTTTGGTTTTGGGTGGGTAGTGCTGGCTAAGACTCACCCTTCACTCTGTTTCACGTCTGAGCTTGGACGTTTTTTGGCTGATTTAGGTCAGGCCGATCCCTGTCCGTTGACCGTCAGGTAACTGGCTTGCGCCAGCACAGCTAGGGTGCTAGGGGCTTGTCCTGTGAGGGGCGTGTTTCCACCGTAGACCCGAAGTCGCACCTTCAGGCACGTATCCCTCTTGTCTGCCCTATCCCTCGCCAGAAGTTAGCATGACACCTTACCGCTCCCGCCGGGCGACAAGTCGCCCTGGCCATCCCCAAGAGGAACGTGTGCGGGAGTAAGGCCGTTTTCCTAGCCAACGAGGTTAGTAGTATGACCCCTGACAGTATTAAGTTGTCCACCCCATGCCGAAACATGGGCATGAGTAAGGGGTGGGAGCAAATCCCCACCCCTCACACTTAACTAATCGCTGAGGTCAGGTTGACATAATCCACGCTCAGTTTGAATACTGAGCGAGGATTGTAGGACGAGTAGCGACAAAACGTCTTAGCTGAGATTGCTCCAGCTTGTTTGTAGCGTGTCCGTCAAGTCTCTTTTGCACAATGCCTCTGATACGCTGCGGTAATGCCTCTAGCAGTCGATCTCCGTTGATCTTTCCGCATATCTGCGCTTCAAAGTCACATACACCCACGAGCAAATCCCCGAACGTGTCACCAGTGTCTTGATTCGCTACACTGTCAAGCGAGTAGTGCGAGCGAATCTTGTATGACTGCCACCAGTCAACCCAGTCTGTTCTGGCTATGGCATAAGCCAGCCCGTTGTCAGTAACCTTGTGCTGATACAAGGCGAGGAAGATATCTTGGAATACATCCTCACGGTTTTGACGAGGAACTTTGTGGGCGAATATGAACGCAGTTTGTAAGGCCAGCAAGTTAGTTTTGTCTCTCTTGGTCATGCGTGTCAGTTGCGCCTCGATGGTATCTACCATCTGCCCGAACGCATCACCCTCTAGAGGTAGCGCAGATGCGAACATCTTAGCTATGTCCCTCAGTGGCGGTATGGCTCGCTTCTGAGTATCCCGCTCTATTGCCTTGTAATTCGGCTTCACTGGCTTGACGTGCTTAACTGTGCTTGTTTTTGTAGCTGATTGTCTCATTGTCCCTCACTTTCATTCGATGATTTTTGTGCTCATTTCGTGTTCAATTTTTTTTGCAAATTTGCATTTTTTGCGCCTCACTTTCAACCCTGCCAGTTTATCACATACGAGGCAAGTAGTCAAGTCATTAGTGGACTAATGTCTTTCGTAATTCCGTTGAGATGAGCAAATCCATTTTCCGATTTGCGAAAGACTATTTAGAATTTTATAATTGAAGCATGATTGCTGGTTGGATTTCAGGCTTTTGTGATGGTGAGGGCTGCTTCAGTATTAAGTGTCAAGCTCAGAACAAGAAGAACTTCAGGCTTACTGTCACTCCAGTATTTTGCATCTGGCTATCTAAATCAGATCGGAAGGTACTGCATGAGATATGCCAGGAGCTGGGCGTCGGGCGTGTCCCAGATTCCAAGGGATATACAAGCGGGTATGGGAAGCTGAAGTGGCCCAGGGCAACCTATATAGTGTCTTCATTACCGGAGTGTCTGGTACTCAGGGACTTCTTCAACAATCACCCTCTTCATACTAAGAAGAAGGAGACCTTTCAGTATTGGAGCCAGTGCCTCGATCTCATGCAGAAAAGCCCTCTCACAAGAGAAGACCTCAAGAAGATCCTCGCCTTACGGGACAAGATGAACCCGGGGAATAAACGGCAGCATGTCGGCAAAAGCGCCTACAGGGATGCACAATATCTCCTGAACCTCATAAACAAAGGCACCTGCCAGTTATCTCTGGGCGCTGAGTCTCCCAAACAAAGCAATCAGCTCACTCTACTCTAGCCTCTTAAAACTTCCTACCTGTGGCTCGATCTACAAGGGCAAGATAGGGGCTTGGAGCTTCTGGCAAGGGATTAGGTCAGGTTGGGAGATAGGGGCGGTTTTTGCGACTTAGCGAGGTACGGGCACTTCAGTCACCAGGGGATCGCCCAGGTAGGCTATCAGCTTGCCCTCTTCTCCGAGGTCAGAGATGATCTTCCACGTCCCAGGGGAGAACGCCCACCTGGTCACCACTTCGGGCTTCTCTGGAGGCTCAAAGTAGCTGCTTATCAGGTGCTCCATGGAGTCGCAGAGCCAGACACACTTTCTGTATCTGCTCTTGTAGAGCTGGAGGAGGTAGTCATTCACTCCGCTCGTGCTCCTGATAGCGCCCCGGTGTATCAGGGTATAGGGGATATCCTGGTTCCCCAGCTCCCTCATCTCATGCCGGGTGACTTCCAGGAGATCCTCGTTTCCTTCACCTATGCCCCGGAACTCGTCAGTTCGATATCCGACGTAGGGCGATACCAGCTCGTTCAATAGTCCTCCAACTTGAGAACCATCCCCTCGGGTACATCTTCCCCTTCTCGCAGAGTGCCTTCGTAAGTAAGGCTGCCATCCTTTTCACGGCTATACACAACGCGTTTCTTGGGAGGTGCCACCTTCGGAGGTTGGGGCAGGAGCGGCAGCCCGCGCAGCCGGCGGGAGCGATTTCTACTGATAATCTCCTGCCTGTTCATTTCATAGGCCCGATACTCTTCGTAGGTCTGGGGGTTTCCCCCAGACCATTTGACCCCCAGTCCTTTCGGCAGAGGCGGGCCATCCCGGGGCGATGCAGGCAGTAAATCTTTCGGGTCCAAGCTCATGCCTCCTGGATACAGTTGAGAAAACCAAAGGCAGCCGCCTGTCTCAAGGCTTTGGCTGCGCCTTCGAGGGCTTCTGCTGCGTGCTTTGCTGGCGTGGCCTGGTCTTTCTGTTGCCCCATCCGTATCTCTTCGCTCATCTTCTGGGCATACGAGAGATTATTGTAATCGCCTACCAGCAAACCATGGGCATTGACCATACCCCATCGCAGGAACTTCTGAGCATCCAGCTCCCTGACAAGGCTATGGTATTCATCCGCAGAGAAAGAAGGCCTCGGCTGTGCTGTTCCCGGGAAGCCGCCCGCCTTCCGAGCTATTTCAGCATAATCTCGGAATTCTTCTGCCTCATGTTCCAATGCCTCGGCCATTGCCTTGCATAGCAGCTTCTTGCACTCACAGCTCTCCGCTGGTGCGCTGAGATCACATTTCATGTCACCCTCCAGTTACTTATTATGTCCCTTGGTCATCTCCACCTTTGGCCGGTGGAAAGCCAGCACAAATCCTTCGTGGTGTATGGTCATGCCGCCAGTTTTGTGCTTATACGACGAGGGCCGCCGCTTCACTTCTACACCCCATCCCCGAGAGATCAAGACGTTTACTGCCGCCTTGTATCGCTCCTCTTCCGAAGGTTTGTCAAGATTCAGCTTCTCCATCTGGCGGCGGATCTCGTCATCCGTCTTCTTTTCCCATTCCTTCTGCCGAGCAATAACCTCAGGTTGCTTGAACATGCAATATTGGGCCATTTCTCCCTCCTTATCCCGGCCTGAATACCGTCAGCTCCATTTTCCCTTGCCGGCACAGTCTCTCCAGGACGTTGGCTTCCTCGTGCGCTACTTCATACGGCATACCCTGGTCTACGCGGCCATCCTCCCAGTCCTCGTGGACAATGAAACAGGGCCACTCCGTCTTGTCTGACATCATCTCCACCCAGAGCTGGTCCGGAGGGATGTACTTTTTGACTGCAGGATTGCCGGCCAGGGCGAAATCGATATCCAGCTCGTTCCGGACCTGCTTGCCATCGACCGCCTCGATTATCCAGCGGTCGGTAACCCCTACCTGTCTTTTCCGGATCTCGACAGTCATCTTCTGCAATCTCCTGCCGAATACCTGACATAACCCATGATCTCCCAGCTGCTCTCCCCTCCGGTCATCTCCTGTTTGAGTTTCACGGTGGCAGTATTCTCCTTAATATCGATTCTCCACTCGCTATTTTGAGTAAGCCAACGCGCCGTGGTAATAATTTGACCTTGAATTCCCAATTCACGCAGGATCTTGGCCAGGCCGGCTGGTCCAGTCCCCGGATATCCCCATCCGAAACCGGTAGCGATTATCTTATTGCCGGCTTGATCTTCAAACTCTACCCACTGGTCACCTTCAAGCCCAGCAACCCGGTGGGGATGGATAAAGCAACGAATCCGGAAGAGAGGGCCCAAATCAGACTTATAACGGCGCACCCACTCCAGGGACCTCTCTGTTACGCCATAGTTTGGCTCCTGAAAGATTCTAGGCATCAGAATTTTCTCCTCTCCTGTTCCAGGCACATCCGGATTGCCCGGGCAAACTCGTCGGGTCTCGGGGCCTCCGGGAGGGAATGAGCCGGGCAGACCGCCTTGAAGGGGGCGCAGGGTAGCGGGCACCTCATAGCCTTGCCGAAAAGATGGTCTGTATGGCTACAGCGTGCCGGCAGACAAACCGGCGAGGTTTTACCGACTCCGACAATGCGCCCTTTCCCGCTCATCGAGATTTCCCCTCAGCTTTCTTTATTGCGTCCCACAGCACGGCATGGGGCGCCTGGCGGGTGCTCTCCGGAATGGTATCGATCCTTACCTTCAGCCTCCAGGCTTTGTTTTCATAGCCTGGTTCCACCACGTAATTCTCCACCCGGAGCCTGGTGGCAACGGCCTTGGCTTGAGCTTCAGTGGCCCAGCCCTGTTGGGACCAGAGCCAGTTTTTCGCTGCCGCTTTCTTTTCCTTTTGAACCGCCCAGGCCTTTTCCTGGATATCGGCCAGCCAGTTGAGATCTTTGAGCATGCGGTCCAGCCAGAGGGCGCCAGCTCCCCCCTTGCTGCTGTATTCCTGCTCGATGAGATCCGTGACGCTTTCGGTATCGAGCCTTATATCTTCACTCTGTTGCTGAGACAAGGCCATACCGGGTTGACTGCGCCTCTCTTCGGTCAGAAGGGCCATGTAAATCTTGTGGCACACGTTGGCCCTGACATTTTTCGAGTTATAGCTCATCAGTGGCTTCCCGCGCTTTGCCTGAAGATATCGGGCTTCATTTCTTCCCCATCTTGCCCTTCGTCATTTCGGGCTTGTTCTGCTCCCACCATTTCCTAACGGAGGCCCTGTCGACATTCCGCGTCGCCGCTTCCAGCCTTGAGTCGAACATGAGGGAAAGATCCTTGTAGACATCGGCTACATAGTAATTCTCCGGCACGGTCCGGATGGTACCCAGGGACATAACGAAGGGGAGGTCCGGGTGGCCAGGGATCGCGCTGTTCCAGGGCACATAGGTATAAGTGAATTTCTTCTTCGGCAAAATGAATTCCTGGAAAAGCTCTCTGTCCCCTTTCCCCCGGTACCCATGGGGGCTCTTGGGGTCGGGGTAATAGAGGGCCACCTTCCCATCATCAAACAGCTCTGCCCGGACAACCTTCCTCTCGTCTATCCGCTGCAGCAAGCCCGTCGACCAGGATTCCAGCCTGCCTGTCCTAGCCAGCTTTATGGCAGCAGGGATATCAATATCTCTCGAGCTTCTTCCCATTCTTACCTCCCGAAGTGGCCCTTAGTCATTTCTGGCCCTTTACGTTTCTTGATCCCCAGCCGCCAGAGGGCTATATCAAACATCTTCCAGATCGTCTCTGTGGAACTATCCCGGATTCCACTCCAATCAGGCCCTCCAGGTGGAGTAAAGCCCTTCACCCCATAAGCATTATTCAGTTCCCAGATATCCGGGGCTGCCCAGTTCATAACAGAGAGAGTAGCCAGTGGCAGCCAGGATATGAAGGTGGTGCCCTTCGTAGCACTGGAGCTATCTTTAGACGCACCTTTGATGTACAAGTCGTATTCCTTTGACTCAGTTCTAACGATCTCATAGCTCTGCCAGTGTCCCATCTTACTCACATGCTTGAGCAGTTCATTCTCATTCGCAGTCAGATCTCTCATATCGCCTCCATCTACCTATACCTGCCCTTAGTCATCTCAGGCTTCGATCGCTGCGCCTGGCTTGCCTGGACAAAGGCCGGGGCAGCTGCGGGCGCAGGGGCCTTTTTAACGCCCAAGATCCTATCAATATCAGCCGTCTTTTGCCTCATCAGGAGCGATATCCGGGCAGCTATTCTCTGCACTGCTTAGGTATGGCTCATCGAGCCGTCAATAGCTATCTCGCCGCCTACCCAGTGTCCCATCTCGTGGTAGTAAGTAGCTATCGTGTCTTCTTCAGTGTTCAATACTGAAGGTACAACGTAGATTTTACCCCCGTCATAATCGCATAGCCCTAGCACAACCTCCTGAATCCGTGGATCCGGTCGTATGCTTGCGACCTCGATCACGGGTTTCCTGCCCTCATAACTACATGATGGGCAGTTAGCGGTTAGAAAACGTATGATATCCAAGTTCTGGTGCTGCTTCTGGGTAAGCCTGGTGGAGGGAATAATGGTGGGAGCAGAAAGCTCTTTTACTCGAGCCTCTACTATATCCGAGGCATCCGGGACATTATATCTAAACAGTGACCTGATATTCGATGTCCAGCTCTTCCCCATAACACGATAGCCGTATCCTTCCGCCAGTTTTGAGTCACGCTCGCCGGTAGAGAGGACAGCCCGCTGGCCGAATAGCTGCTGCCAGGCAGCCAACAACACGGCTCGGGAGGGACCGGCAGACCAGTATATCTCCGCTTCCTGCGACCTAACATCCGTTACTGCGCGTATAAGACTGGTAGCCAGTTCCCTGCTCTTGATTGTAGTCCATGGCCGGGCCATACCGTCTAAAACATCACGGACCCTTATTTCCGAGATCCGGTCGGGGTTCAGATCTATCCCCCAGAGGTTATAGCTGTAGGATGTTGGTTTGTCGAACTTCTTGATGAAGATATCGCCGACGTAGAGATTGCCCTTCGGGTTACTGTAGACCGCTTCTCTTCTGACAAAACGCCCTATCTGGGTATCTTTCCACGCTATGGGACTCCCCAGAAACGTGGTGAAATTCTCGGTGTAGAGGGTGCCATGATAGCCCTCGATGGTGACCAGAGTACCTAACCTGGATCCAGCAGTCTCTTTGAAAAGGAAAGTCAAGAGATTCAGCTGGGCTTTGCCCATGACGCTAGGGGACGCATATGCCCTGATAGTGACATTCGCGCTTTCAATGACAGGGGTAAAGCCTTGCCTGACTGCGGATATGCAGGCAAATTTCAGCCCTTCTCCAAACCGGCCGCGGAGATCTCCCCCGCCCTTTGTCTCGCGGAGAATCAAGCTCTCGGCGCCCAGCCCTCTGCCCCGGTCTTCGATCACCACTCCTTTGCTGCTACCCGCCAGGCGTGGTTTCGCACTTATTCCAGCCTCGTCATGTTCGTCCAAGGCGTTCTGGAAGAACTCCCGGATGATGAACCACGGAGTATTCCATTGACTTTTGTACGAGACGTCAAAGCCAGGCTGGAATACCCTCCATCCCTGCTTCTTATAGGTCTCGATCTGCTCCGGAGAGAGGATGTTCATTTCTTCCGCTTTTTCAGGAACTCGGCATCGGCCTTGGCTATGCTGCCGGCTCCACTATCCTTCATACTCCGGTCGATGTCTTTCTTGGTATCGCCCTTCTTCTTGGCCATATCTCACCTCTCACCAATTCCCAGCCAGCAGCTCCTGCGGCCAGGTAAACGGTTTATAGCTGTCCGGTGGCAGCCAGATGGCGCAGTTATGACTAAGACCACCAAGTGTAATGAAATTTGGTTCATTAATCATTGATAGGTCGTGTACTGGTCCACTATATTGCGTCGGAGCAATCTTCCTCACCATAAATGATAATAGGCCAGGTTCTTCTTGGATTAATCTTCCTCCATTGGGCTTGGGATACCAAGACAATCTATAAAATGGACCTCTATTAACCTCTCTCCCAGAGATTATTACTTTGTCGCCACCTTCTCTCATTTTGCCCATGCTTCCAGTGGTACCACTTCTCCATAAGATGATTTCAGATTGCCATATCAACGAAGGAGAAGAGGATCCCAGCTGATTATTGGTACCCCTTGTATGGCCATCTCCAATTAGCATCCCCTGTAAAAGATCTCTCTGTAGACTTCTTGGGAGATAAAGAACGTCGTTGCTAAGAGATTTACCATTAGCTGAATGAGAACCATTAAAGTACTTGAGGATGAATTTAGCTAGCTTACTGGAATGTACTCTAACGTTGAGTCCACCTCTTGAATTAGGCCTAACTGTACTGTTAGCACTGAATCTAGAGCTACAGACTTCCTCAATAAAGTTAATTAGCTCGGGTTCTTCTCCAAAGTCAAATCCGGCTCCAGCTGGTTCATCATCACGATACAATATATGTGCTTCTGCCATAAATATCCCCAGGAACCTGGCAAGTATTCCATCCAAACCTAATGATGATTCCTCATTTAGAGGATAAGGCTGTAAAATACGATACTTGTCACCAGCCATGACATTCTGGTATAACCTCTCAGCTGTCATCTCCTCAGGAGAAAACAATTTCATGGCATATCCAGTCTTTCTTTTATTAGTAGTAGAGGAGATAAACCTTTGAACATATAGAATATGCTCAGGAGTAACAGTGAGAGGCAACAGGTAGTTTGCCTGCAGTTTATACATTCTCCCACTGTATTCTCTCATGGAGATAGCGGCTATTTTATTTGAATGGAACGCCCCATTCAACGAATATCCTATATCACCTGGAATTACTTCCTCGATGGGTAATACTCCTCTATGGGTAGGGGTTAGAGTACCAGGAACGGCACACCAGCCCCTCGCGTTGATTGTTCCGTCGACGAGCTGGCAGCCACCCTGGATCCACCACCTGCACTTTCCGCACTTGTAATCCCAGAAGAACGGAGGGGGCGAGAAGGGAACATAGATCACCTCGAACTTGGTGAATTTACCGTTGGCAGCCACATACTTTTGAAGTTCAGCTACCCATGCCCGGTAGACCTCCTGGGACTTCTCTTTGCTTAAGATGACAGAGGGCGGCGGTTTGGCATTTACGGCAGCTCGAGCGATAGAGTTATAGGCCAGCCAGAAGGCATCCGGCAGAATCGGAGGGTTGAACCTCATGCCATTGCGGAATTCAGTTATTCTACCCATACCTCCCCCTTGTCATCTCCCTAAAATCCTCCAGCCTTTGGTTCCCGATCGCGTTTCTCCCCTGGGGTGTAATGGCGCCGGCTTTATTGAACAGACCCTTCTTTATCAGCGACTCTTTGGCCTGGTCATATTCCTGGCGCGAGATCCCTGTCTTTTCATGGGCTTCATGAAATCTGAGGTCCTTTATGCCCCCATAGCTCGATTTGTAGCCGGTTGCCGCCAGCACTATCTTCTGCGCCCGGGTCAGCTCCTCGCTTGGCTTGGGCAGCAGTTTGAAGGACTCTCTGGGGTTGACGGCAAAGGTCAGCCCCAGATCTTTCCCGCAGGATATGTGATGGCTTACCACCACATAGCCAGGCGGCAACGGGTACTGACCCTCATGAAGCGGCGACCGTTGCAGGAAGGGCGCTTCCGGGATCCCCACGACTTTCATTCCGTCGAGCTGAACAATGCGGTAGTCAGTTTTGGAGCCGCCCGCCCACTGTGTACCGCTAAAGGTGATCGTCTCTGTCAGCTCTACCTGGAATTTTCTGCCTGAGTATCCCGGGAACGTCAAACGTCTCAATAGCTCGGACTCGGGATCCAGTTTGTCCAGATAGATTGTCGGCATAAACGCCTCCAGGAGGGGCTTATTCGGCCCCTCCTTCGTTCGGTTATTCGGTCAGAATAGAATAATTAAGTGGGCGACCTAGCCGCTGCTGGCTTGGCTTTTGCTGCGATCGCTGCCGCCTTCGCTGCCTTTCTTGCCTTGATCCTTCCAGCCTCGATGACCGGGATATCCGGAATCCAGGGGAAGATCTCCTGCAATGCCGCCTTAATCTTGCCTATCAGCATAGCGGTAATGAAAGCGAAGATTGTTAGTGGCAGGGTTTTGAACCATTCGACGTACTTCGGAGCAAGGGCCAGGGATGGAAGAGCGGCTATGAAGACAGTGAAGATATAGCCTCCGCACATAGGAAGAAACTCTTCCAGGATCCATTTGCCTATTGTAATGAGTTCGCTTTTGCCGTCCTTTATTGACAGCACTAGGCCAATGACGACATACCCCAGGATGAGAGCTATCACCGTGTAGATAGCCCACCAGTCGATCTGGCTTAGAAATGCTTGTAGCAAGGACATACTAACCTCCTTCTGCCCTTTCGGGCGATTTATACTGGCACACCGGGCAGGACCGTAACTTTGCCCGACTCTTTTTCGGCTGCCCGTTTTGCGACTTTTTTAACCGTCTCTTTCTTGACGGCGGTACCGCCAGGCACTTTAACTTTCTTTTCTGCCGGCGCCGCTTTCTTTTTTGCCTTCCCGCTGCCGGCGCCGCCGCAGACCTGATTACGGACCAGCTCGGAGATTCTGTTCAGGTCCTCGATATAAGTCTCTTCCTGGGCGATCGTGACTATCAAGCCCTGTTCCTGTTCTCTGTCCCCTTTTTCGTGGGCTTCTTCCCTTTGGGTTTCCCAGCGCGTGATACGCCTTTCCGACCTCACTATACCGAGCACGATCTGGTCCTCGAGAATCAGCGAGATCTTAGGTACCAGGCAAGGAGAATCCTTGACGCATTGGCCCAGCTCCGGATAAGCCGCCCTTGCCCGCGGTGTCACGAGTTCTACAATCATTTCCTCTCCTTAGAAGATTCCGAGGCACTTCTTCTTGGGTTTATTGAAGGTTATGATGTACGCATCATAACCGCCTATCTGCTTCATGACCTCAAAGGCTGAGGATGGCATGGTGTAAAGCCCCTTGTTACCCCAGGCAGTACTCCAGGAATTTGTCCCGAAGAAGGGGAACACACCAGTGGAGTAGAGGGTCACCAGAGTCTTATCATAGCCGAAGAGGTATGTCTCGTGCCCCTCTTGCCCGAAATCAGAGCTTTTCACCTCGGGTAGAGTCCCATTAGGTGGATCCATCCATTTGTCAGGCCAGGGAGTTCCTATCGAGACTATGTGCCCTGCAGCCAGAGCCGAACAGATACCGTTGGGCCCGTCTACCACACGGGTATAGGTAAACTTGGGGTATTTGACGGCTTCCTTTTCTCTCTTGCTCGATGGGGCACTGGTATCCAGCGGAACATCCACATAGGGCCAGAAATGCTCGAGCAGGACGCCCATTTTCTTTGACCAGGCCAGAGCATCGCCAGGCTCGCAGCCGCAGTCCTGCGTCAGAGTGCCTTCCATATAGCGGGCACCGTTGTAGATATACCGGGGCGAAACCCATTCGACGTAGATGCCCAGTTGTTTCAGTACGGCAGTGATAGTGCCTCCGATGCCAAAGCCAACGCAGGCGCCTTCCTGCCCCTGGTCTCTTATCGAGGGAATATACGCCTGGTTATTGGCGCTGGGCGGGACCACCAAGGCCGTAGAATGAAGGTAATCCCTGGCATCGAACTTGTCTTTACGCCATCCGAGCTTTCTTTCCATCTATCCTTCCCTTCTCATTACGTCTTCGGCGGTCCACTCAACCCCCGTGGGGAGCTGCACCTGATCGCTTCCCGGGATCTTGGGGAACATCTCTCTGGTTTTGCTGACCAGGGCAGGGGTCAGGAGCTCGGTTTCCGCGCCGGCAGCATAGCCGCAGCAGCCATCCTTACCTTTCCAGACAACATGTGAGCTATTCTTCCCCACCATCCAGGCTATGACGTCAGCGCCAGCAGCCTTTATGTGCACCGCGAGTTCCGAGTGAGGCACCTGGAGGTCTTCCGGACGGACCAAACTCCTTACATTGTCTGCCCACAGCATAGTGGTGAGCTCCGGGTTCTCCCAGGCTTGCCTGGCGAGCATAATGCCGGCACCGACGCAACTGCCCGGGCAGTCCTTCTCTTCTTTCTCCATTTAGATCTCCTTCCAGCCATGAAATTGGCAGAGGAATTTCCTGCCGTTGACTACTATGATATCGCCCACTGACATCGATGTATGAGGATGCGGTTGGAGCTTCTGTTTGACATCAGCCTGGCTGAAGTAATTCTCCGGGTGCTGGTTCACATCCGAAAACAACCGGTCTACATTGATGACACCAGCCTGGGTACCGCGCCACATCACGGCATAGTCTCTTTGGAGCTCAAGGGCTGTTGGCACGTTTCCTGCCAAGTACTTGGTGTCTCTCCAGTACCAGATCTCCACCTGCACGGGTGGTATAGGTTCCGGTTTTTTAGCCCACTTGGGTGGTATAGCTTTATATCGCAGCTCCATGGACGAGTTGGAATGAACATGGAGGTGAATTATACCATGCTCATCCTCACTAGCATGGCCTGTGTGGGACTTGAAATCCAGCTCCAGGAGGTTCAGGTACCCGTCGACGAAATCCCCATAGCCTTTCTTGACCCGGACCGGCAGCCAGTTCATCCTCGGAGTGGTGATGGAGTCGCGCATGGGGTCGGGGGCAATGATAACCTTGCCCTCCAGGAGGCCGGCCTGGGCATCCTTGAGCAGCTTACCTCTGTTGACCGTTTTCATCTATCCACCTCGGCATTTTTGACAAAATAAGCCTCCCGGCGGAAATGGGCGCTGATGGTAGATTAGGGGAACGGTTCTTACGTTGTCAATAGATTACGCTTGGAGTCTCTAATCTGCCTGGCTATCCCGCAGGCAACCCTGCGGGCCTCTGGGCAATCGCTGTCGATCTCCATTATGTAAACATTGCCCCGCAGCATGCCCGCCAGGGGGAAGTAGTGACAGACAGCTGGCCGCCTGGCATAGATAGAGCAATGGTGTTGCTTATCAGCGGAGAAAAAGGGACAAGGGTATTTCATGAACCGCTCCCTGCGGCCGGTGACAGTGAAGGTATAGGCCTCCTTGAATTTCTTGGATGATACCCTCTTCTCTGCCGCCAGGGATACCACCTCTTCAGGCCGCAGCAGGATTCCTACCGGCGGTTTGGAATTGGGGAGGCCGGCGCAACAGACTCCGCAATGCTGGCACTTAAAGCCTGCAAAGAACTCGTTAAAACTCTCCTGCGTGAGGCGGATATTAAACTTGATCCTCACGCCGGCCTGGTGGATGGATTCGATGAACGCCTCTATCTCTGCATCGGTCGCTTTGGTGATATCGAGTTGTGGCGGTTCCATTACCTCTTCCGTTTCTTAGCCAGAGGTTGCAGCTCCGCAGCGGTAAAGGTGACTCCCCTGGCCGCATCATGGGCTTCATCCACCGTTATCCAGCCTTTGGCAACCCATTCCCTCAAGGCATTGAGCAGCCTGGCTTTAATCAGGGGGAAGTAGCCATCAGGATCGTCCTCGGGCCCAAAATGGCCGATGGTCCGGAAGCTACCCCTCCCGGTGGTTTCCTGGATGACCCCCAGGGGCTTATCCGGGTCAAAGTCCTGGACTCCCGTCCAGAAGTTCGCTGTCTCCAGCTTGATGTCAGGTCTGCCCTCCATTCGCCTGGTGACCCGCTTCCCGTGAGAGATACCACAGAGAGGGCATACTGCGCTTCTATAGACTGCCATCATTCACACTCCGCTCACTGCGTTTAGTTTTCTCAAGCCTGTTGGCTCCACGGGTTTATCATTTTGGTTTTCCCGCACATGCCGAACAAAGGTCAGGTTCAACCCAGTGGCAGGACCCCTCCGCAGTTTGACATGCCCCTTCATCAGTACAGCCACAGACTTTGCAAATCGGCTGGTCCTGACATTTCGAGCAGACAAAGCAGGAACCTTCCTGGAACTTCTTCTCTGTCCAACCATCCGGGAGGCCTCCGTCTTCTTTGGCATTGTCGATAATGCCGCAGATATGACAGCCGTAGCCATCTGGTTCGGCACCCGGCAGGGGTGTCACATCATCGACTTTCAGCACCCACCAGCCAGGGCGTGTTTCTTGCATAGAAACTACTTTGAGATGGAGTACTTCACCAGGCGTATAATGGCGATGCTTATTCGGATCTAGCCTAATCATTATTGCCTCCTATGTGACAGTATAGCCCCAGGCTTCATGCTCTGCCTGGTGGCGTTCCGTATGTTCTTTGTACAGCTCCTTGTCTTCCTCAAGGGGGCGATATCGCCGCGCGATGCCATCATGGCTTATCAGAATCATGTGGAACGTCTCCTGGCAGAGGGTACACGTCCAGATCTCCACATCTTCAAGCCCTCCAGTCTTCCCAGGTTCTTCTTCCGGCAGCTCTCCAGTCTTTCGCAGCTCCTCCCGCATCTTGCCGACCAAAACGGAGCATTTCTCACTCTCGTACTCATCCAGGAGCTGCATCAGGTCCAGCAAGATACCCAGGGCAAGGATAGGACTTTTCTCTCTCGCTCTTTCAAGAAACTGTTCAACGGTCATTGACTACCTCCCTCGCGGTTACTCTGAGGATATGACTACCAAAGTGATCCATCATATCTTTCATCGCCTCTTCAGCACTACCAGCCTCGACGAATTCAAGGTCTAACCCCAGTTCCGGAGTAAGGATAACCCCGGCATCGCAATTCATTACCTCCACATCACCCTGAAAATAACGGAGGGTCTTACCGTGGTCTAAAATCACCCTGTCGTACTTAGGGATCTTCTGATAGAGAATGGCGACAGCAAATCTAGGCATACAGTTCACCAAGCTGGAGGGGACCTGAGTTGAGGGGAATAATCCTCCAGGTACCTCCCAGGGAATGGCACCGGTTTGGTGCCTCGCGGTAAAAATAACGGATGCTTCGGTTGCCTAGTTTTTGTAATCCCCAGGCAGTAGAGATTAGGGACCAGCTTTATGACTGCTTCTCTTCTTCCATCCTCATCTTTCCAGATCTGCCCCCAACAGGCTACCACCATTGGCGACGCAGCAGCTAGATAGAAAAGCCAGGCATCATTCTCCGGGCCTATCGGGTCCCCAATACTCAGGGCATGAGGGTCGCGGGATACCAACCCATACATATTGGCCATACAGTGCCCACCATACCCCCAGCTTGCCGCAAACCCCATACAGCGTATGGTTGTCGGATCGTCCTTAATCTCGTTGGCTGTGCTGGGATTCAAACCGATGAACATACAAACAGGCTTCCGCATATCCCAGATGCGCCACAGGGCATAGCGGTACCTCCGGTCGGGGGAGAAGACCGCTGTTTTCAGCATGATACTTCCTTGAAGGTAACTGCTCCGCTTTCAGCCCCATGCCAACCTCGCTCCCATTGCCTATACCAGCAGCAATTTCCCTTCAGAGGATATGGGTTTTCAGTGAGGTTCTTACCCTCACGCCAGGCTAGAGCTCCCTTACAATAGGCGGTCTTGAAGCCGCCTCGGGGAAAGAAATCCCCCTCAACAGTTATCTGTGTTTTCGGGCCTGTAGGGATCTTGGGGCTCTCATGACGTTCCATAATCCTCCTTATGACAACTTCTCTCCGGCAGCAGTTAGCTCTTGGCGACAGAACGCCTTCATCTCATCGGAGCAATGGGCCATAGCATCTTCCCAGGTCGGCCACCGCTTATGTTCAGCATAGAAGTGATACTGGTAATACAGGCTTTGCTTATTGTGAGGGTATGTCGGCTCGTGTTCTACGGCACATTCAGGGCAGGTCCCTGGCTTTGCCGGCAGGAGAACAAAACCGGGCATAGTCATGGTTCTACCACCTTATCCTCTCTCCATTTGCCTTCAATCTCTTTGGTTGTGTATGTAAAGCCACAGGCAGAACATTCATAGTAAGGTGTATCTACCACTACTACAGGATCATCTAAAACAATGTTCCCAATTCTATCCGCATGAGCCTTTTTGTGCCTGTTGATCTTCAAGACAAGCTCTCCGTTGCAGAATTTGCAACAGTATTTCTTCTCAGTCATGGCAGCTACACCCATTCGGGCAGGTGAATAACCGATCGAAGCCGGAGTTAAAACCATTGTATTCGCCCTGGCGGTCGCAGCATGGATTCTCTTTCGAGCAGGCATGACAGGGGCAGAGTACAGGGCAGTTGCCGCGACCTGGCTTGCCCCGGCGATCGCAACATGGGGTATCCTCTGTGCAGTAAGGCGCGGAGGCGGGCGTTTCTACCTTGGCCGGCCAGACGGTGCCGGATTCAGAGAGCCTAGCGTCTCCCATCAGGCTCTCCATGTGCTGAGCGAAGAATTCCTTCTCAAATGCCTCTACCAGACTGACCATGCCATCAATCACAATGGCGTTCATATAGGCGATACCCACTTCGATCTCCTCTTGGGCGGCTTTCTCTTTCGGCCTTGGTACAGTCTTTGTTATAAACCCCTCTAGAACATCACGGGCAAATCGGCTCTGACTTGCAATGAACGCCACTGCTCCGGGATTCCTCTCATTGAGAGCCTGAAGCCTGGCGACAGTAGTTTTGCAGACTTCACTCTCTTTGAACGAGATATTATCCTTGAGACCGTCCTGGTTTGCGGCGTTCTTCCACCGCTTCAAGTGGCTTTGAAAGACCCCATCAATGATACTTTTTCTGACTACCAGTTCCATAAACCTCCTCAATGCGCACCGGTTTCCCTCATGGTTCGCACCGTACCGCGCATGGTTTCCCTTCGAGAATTTCTCCATTCGTTATAGCAAGCCTTACACCAAGAGTGAAGCTCCTTCCCATTAGGGCCAGAGCTATAAAAGAACTCACGGTCTGCCGGCCACCACTCCTGACACTTTGGGCAGAACCTCTCGAGCTCGCCATCTTCGTTAATTCTCTCTTTGGCCCAGTTCCAGAATCTTTCTGCTCTCATGTCATCCACTTCGCACAACAGAGCTTTTCTGAACCTCTATTTCGGTATCCTTGAAGTTTTCTACCCAATACCCGTTCACATCTACCACGCGATAGCCCCAGGGCCCATCACCGATCTCAGAGACTATACCTTCCTTGCCTCGAAAGAATTCGCGGGCGGTGTTATTGATTCGTATTCGGTCACCCACAATGGGCTTGCTCATAGTAGGCTTGGCTGTACCTCCTTAACCTGTTGTTTTCTAACCTGTTCTTTCTTCAGCTTCTTGGGGGCTCCGGGTTTCGCTGGCGTCCCGCTTGAACTGATAACGGCTCCAGCTCCCGAAGTCTGTATGAGCATTTTCCGCAGAGCGTCAGCCGGGCCCATTCCGCCATCCTGGAGTATCTTGGCCAGCACATCGAGTATAGGCAGCCCTTCCGGAGTCACCATACTGACGATCCCCGGAACATTTTCCATGATGCAGGTCTTCGGTTTCATCTCGACCACGAGTCGGGCCCATTCAAAGACCAGGCTATTTCTCGGATCCATGACCTGCCGTTTCCCAACAGTGGTGAAACCCTGGCATGGCGGCCCGCCGCAAATACAATCGATCTCTCCCATCTCCATACCCAAAAGTTCCAGGAAATGTTCGCCGGTTATCTTTCGAGCATCACCGAGAACAGCGACCTCGACCGCCTGGGATTCCGGAACCTCACTATAATGCCGGTGCTGAAAACCCCAGTTTCTCTTCTCCAGGTTTTCCACGTCCCAATCATAGAAATGCTGTGCTTCTTCGTTTTTATTGTTAGCCGCAGCTCGCTTCTCTTCCTTCAACTGGCGTTTGATAAGCCTTTCCCATCTGGCTTCATCTTCTGGCTCTACGAAGTATATCTTCGTCCTGGGGCTTCCCAGATTAACCAGGTAAGTAAGCATACAAACGGGATCATTGTCTATACAGCCAGCAATTCTAAAGCCGGCTCTCATCAAGCCGAGGCTGAATCCGCCAGCCCCGCTAAATAAGTCGACGCCAGTCGGCCACTCAGGTTTCTGTACCACATGACCTGGAACAAGAAGCCCGGACTTTGTCTCGGTATAATCTTCCCAGGGGTTAAGACCCCTCGTGGCAAAGGTCCCTGGCCCTAAGCCCCTTTCAATCATTTCCCTTAGCTCGCCATCTGCCGGCACAATCAAGCTACACCCTCTAATTTCTTGTTCATGTTCGCTGTGATAAGGCCATCTACTTGTGAGTCCCATGACTCTGTTTCTTTTCGATAGTCTGCAAAATCATGAATGGCATCTTTGATTAACAATGCTTCCACCCTTGTGCAATCTAACAGCACTCTATCTCCCCTTGTAATAAGCTTCATTCGAGCCTCCTGAAATGGTGGACAAATACCACCTGCTTCAGCTGGAAGCCCCGCCTTGGATGGAGCTTATTCCACCAGCCGACGAACTCGGAGACATTCTGACACCCTTCCTGACGGTAGAGGTTTCTGGCGACATCCTCCAGGGATCGCTCCTCTACCTTGGTGATCAGATACCGCTGGCCAAAGGCGACAAACGTATCACCCGCCAGACCGAAGACCGTCCTCCTGGAGGTACACGTTTTTTCGCCACTGAGCATCTTCTGCTCCCATTCAGGCTGAAAGGGGAAGCGGGTAATGGTTTTACCCATCTTGTTTACCGTCCACACCAGGTACATTAACCTCTGCCAGTTTACCCCTCGAGTGACCGTCCACCCCGGAGGTTACCTAACTTATCAGCAGCCCGCTCCCTTTTCCGCTTCAAGGCAGCCACTATCGCAGGGCGCATAAATTTCCGCGCCAGGTCCTGCCATTCCTGGGAGTACTCCACAAATTTATCCGGGGGCTGGTAGAGCTGGGCAAAAGGGGTACACCCTGCCTTGACTACCTGCCATAATCGCCCCTCCGCCTTGGCCGGCGTGTCCGAGCCATAGGCGCACAGGACATAGCAGCGCAGCCTCTTCGATTTATCGCTCAGGAAGGAGAGCTTCTCTGCCGCTTTCTTCAGCCCTTGAAGCCCGGCGTAGGAATCCGCGGAGAGAAATACCTCGTCTATCCGCAGCGACCGCAGCTCCTCGGCGACCCAATCATCGACCAACTCGGGATCCAGCCCGCCGGCAAACCTGGCAGGGTA